CCCAAGCAGTACCGTAGCGGCCTTTACCTGTTAAAGCTCCTGTAGTCGTGTTAGCTAGCTGATGCGAGGTACCAATAGTATCCAGACCAGATTGCTTGAACGCGGTGAACATTTCAATAGCTTCTTCACGTCCACCTTTGAAACCCATCTGCTTTAACCTATCAGGGTCGGTAAGCATCTTCAAAGCCCCAGGCCCGTCATACATTTGGTAGAACCGCATGTAGTACCCTGTAGCGAATACCTGAAAACTGTCCTTGAAGGTCTCTGGGAACGCTATAGCGGCATGGATACTGGAAGAGATTTGCAACGGAGCCTGGGCAATGTTAAACAAACCCAGTTTCGAGTGGAAAGCGAATCCACGAATTGCGTTCAATGGGTTGGACTCAGTTAACCACTGAGCAGCTTTAATTCCTGGCCTGCCTAGTCGGGACATCTCATCTTGGATGAAACGGTTTACCCGTGCTACGTTCTGGTCACCTAAGGTTTCTTTTCCGAGTACACGGTTAATGATTGCCTTCTGAGCCTCGAACTGGGCACGAACAACGTCGTCTGTGCCTGCCTTCAATACCGCGTGCTGTACGAGGGCCTCAGGAGATGCTAAGGCGGGCGTAAGCTTAGGGTCGAAATGTTTGCTGAACGTATTAATCATACGGTTCACAGCTTCAAGGCTGTAGTTGCCGTAACCATTGACGCGAGAAGCACTGAGGGCTGCACGGTTCAACGTCTGACCAACACTCAATGTAGGAGCAGCGTTGCCGTCGAAACCTTTAAGACGTTCTCCTCGGGCACTGTGGTACATACGACCTTGTGTTCGGCCTAGAGACTCTAAACTACTGTCAGAAGCCTCGTCAAAGAACCTTGCGATGTTTACGTCTCCGCTGTGAGCCTGTGGGGCAGCACCATCGATGACAGTCTCGAATACCTCTTTTGGGTCAACCTTACCACTTTTGATGGACTGGACAAACTCTTCGGGGCTTGGGAACTCACCTCGGCCTTGGAAGACTTTAGCTAGGGCTGCAAGGTTTCCGCCTGTTTCATTGTACACGGCAGCAGCTTGGTTCATAGTCTCGTTCCACTCATCAGCTTGACGCTTAGAAGGGAAGGTGCGATAAGCTCTGGACTGTAGGAGGGCTTTCTTGCCTGTATCAGGTTGGGTGAAGGTCCGGGCAGCCTTAGAGAACCACTGGTTGCGGTACATACGGTGAATACCAGCTTTGTAAGGGACTTGGAGTTGGCTCAAAGGGCCTACCTTGAAGTCTGCTGGCTTACCTACGAAAGTCCGTACTACGGTTCCATCAGGCATCCTTACAGGAGTTTCCATACGAACTGTAATGAAACCTTCGTCCTTCATACGCTTTAACTGCGCAGCGGTCATGGGTGTCTTAGAGTTGTGGTGAAAGTTGTCTGTTAAGTTGAATGCACGTTCTTTAGGTATTTCAGTCAGGGAACGTTTAACTTGTGCGTTACCAGCGCCTAGACCCCTAGGGAGAGTTACTTGTTCCATACCTTGTAAAGCCTTCTGTCGGAAGGCAGCACTGTTACGTACATAGAACTCTAGGTCCATAATCTTATGGATGTCCTCGTAAGCCCCTTGGACTCTTGGAGACATTGCACGGCCTGTCTGAGACTCCCAAGCTTTTCTTAGCTCGGCTGAGGACAGCCAGTCCCCTTCTTGGTCGACCATGTTCTCTAACATGTTGTCGAGGTCTTTACGGTCCTTTTTAGGAAGCTTGCCGTAATTACGGAAGGAGAGGTCTTCGAACACTTTACGTGTCTTGTCTGCGATACGTCCAGATTGAACAGCAGCACCTTGAAGTTTAGAGTCTGAAACCAGACCACCACCACGAAGCCACTTACCGAAGATAGTCTTTGTGTCAGGTTTGAGAGGTGCGGTGTAGAACTGACTCTCTTTTACAGGGAGTTTAGCAGAGGCATACCAAGCACCTGAGGCGTCTTGAAAAACTTCTCCAGATAAACCATACTGTCGAAGTACGTTCTCAGCACCTTTCTTGGAAGCGTAGCCGCCTGTGCCTTTAACCTTACCTAGTACGGCAACATCGCTGACCACCTTCGAGCCATCAGCTAGTATAGTGTCTTCTACATAGACTTCTTTAATAGGGCGATTAGGGATGGCCTTACTCACACGCTGCTCTGCTTGAGCAACTAATGCAGCACTCTCCTCGGCTGTGAGTCGGGCACGACCATTCATACTTAAGAACTCATCGTAGATTGCTTTACCGCGAGCCATAGCTTCACCAGCATCTGTGGAGATTCCGACAATACCGTCGTCTAATTCATTCTTAAGGGCGGCAGGTAATAGGTTACCCACTACTTCGCCTTCTTCCATTCCGTGTCTAGCTGCGGCCGCGGCTTCACCGACTTCATCGGCTTGTCGTCCTGCACTGGCAGTCATCTCGATAGCTTGCTTGGATGCACCGCCTCTGACTAGAGATTTGGTGGTAGTGGCAATCTTAGAGAAAGGGACAAGCATTGCAACTTCAAGAGACTGAACTAAGTTCTTCTCAAGGGCAGTAGGAGTATCAAGGCCAAGCTCAGACAGCATGTTAGCTGCATCACCTTCATTAGGCCTCCAGAATACAACAGACTTCTCTTCCAGCTTGTTAGCTAGTTCTGGAAGGAATACAGACAGCTCTGGAAGAGACATGTCGTTAAGAGTATCGGACTCTTGTCTAAATCTTTTTCCTGGCAGGAGAGAGTCTTTAATACGTTGCAGCTTGCTGAAATTCTCAGGGTCTCCTGCAACATCGATGTTACCAGTATGTCTCCATCCTCGGAATACACCTCCTAGGACTTCGCTCATAACGAACTCGTTGATTCTTTCGCCTGTACCACGGCTCTCAGGGTTCATGTCGTCAACCATCTGCTGGACCATCATCTTCTTAGTAGCGGCTTCGATACGCTTATCTAAGACGGAAGGGTTTTGAAGGTTGTCTTCGTACAGAGCAGCAGCATAGGGGTCCGTAAGGGACAACTGCTGGATTTTAGTCATGGTCTCTTGTTCGAGGCTGAACTTAGCCTTCTGGTCCATGTCCTGAGCGGCAGCACGACGGGCAGCCTCAACGGCACCCTCTCGGATAGAGTCGTCAGTGGCTGTACGTGCAAGACTTACTAAGTCCTTCACCTCAGACATACGCTTCTTATGTGCATGTTCACGACGTAACTCAGTGTCTCCGACAAGCTTGAGACGCTCTTCTGCGAGACTCTTAGTCTCTAAAAGAGTGGATAGGTAGTTACGTGGGTTGGCCGCTGCATCGACTAAGTCAGTGCTGCTGAGGGCAGACATCATAGCCGTGCGGGAGATGTTGTTCGGGTTTTTACGGGACTCTGGCTCGGCAGGCTTCGTAGCGTCGACAAAGACGTTCTCTGCTGCGGGAGCATCGTTAGTAAAGAATGTTTCGTTTTCCACTCAGTTAGGCTCCTATAGCAGCTTTGGCTGCCAACGTTGCACCTTTAATGGCGAAGTTCGTAAGTGCTTTCGCTCGTGCAGCTTTACGTTGGTAATGGCGTTGTCGGCCTAAGGCTGCCGAGGTCTGGTCTACGATTAAGTTTTGGTTATCGAGGAAAGACAGGTTCGAAGTGAACTGACTCTTCAATCCACCGATACCGCCTAACGCCGCTGAGCTGGTGTTCACACCCTGAGCTGAGGCTGCTTGCTGTGTCTGAGCTGCTACTATACGGGCCTCACGAACACTCTCACGTCGTTGTTGAGCTGATGCGAGGTTGTTCTGCTTGACTGTTAAATCATTAGCTTCTTCTTGAGCTTGTGCGGCTTTCTTTGTGCTTTTGATTCCGAACGGGTCAGACATGCGTTAAGTCCTTGAACATTACTAATTGGTCGTGGTCGTTATAAATATCTGTTCTTTTGAAACCGAAGAACTCAGCGAAACGGACCTCGGTATCAGTTGTAACAAAACAACCTAGTGTTGACACTCCGTTCTCCAATAGCCACGTCTCTAGTTCATAGAGGACAACCACGTGGTTTCTTAGAGGGGCGAGGTCATAAATCATTGTGTGGAGGAATAAAGCGTCTTCTATTTCCTCAAGGTAGAGGTCGCCCTCAGAGCTTTCGAAGACTCTTTTATACCGTCGTGATTCCGGTATAATTAGTTGCCCATCCGAGGAGGTCAAACGTTTTACCAATTTCGGAACTCTCGAACCTAAGCTGGATAGCTCGACCTTGTCCTCTGGCTTTGTGTTTAGTGGATACAACGGAAGCATCACTGTATCGGTCTGTGATACGGTATCCCTGAACCTTTCGGGACCATCGGTTGCTGTTGTAGTTTCTGCTCCAGTCCCATCGGGTTTGGAAGAAACAGTCGGAGCCGATTCCAAGGTCTTCGTCGTCTGTTCGTCTGAAATATAGGAAAACATAATTACTCTGCTTTCTACGCATAAGGTCTTCTAGTATCTCGTGCCCTGTTTCCATGAAGGATTCATAAGGCTGGTCACCGAAGTCTGCGTATGTTTGAGATTGAAAATCACCGTAGGAGAGTCTAGCAGTCGACAGTGTGTCCTGTTCTGCGTATACAAAACGGACATAGCTATTGAACGTATCAGAGCCTTCTTGGGTTTCAATTCCTGGGGTTTGAATTCTGTTGACGGCTGTACGTTCCACGACACCTACAATCGACCTACCTTGGTTATCTTGTAACGTCCAAGGGTAGAATGCTTGGAGAGTCACATCAAGGTTGAGGATACGGTTGAAGAACTTGTTGGGGGTGGTACTGCTGTCGTCTGATTTGAACAACCACTGTACCATGTTACGGATAGGGTCGAATACGCCTCTCGCGTGAGCCTTGGCAGACTCTGGTATATTGTTCTGGTAGAAAGATTGTATAGTCGTCTCAGAGATGTTCTCTCTGTCGAACACACCTTCTTGGGCTCCAAAGACACCTGAACGCTGAGCTAAGCTCATGATACCTGCGTGAGACCACCAGTAGACAACCCCATTGGCTTCCACTAAGGTTCGGGTGCCTAGGATACCGTTGGACGATACCTTGGTTACTGAGATGTCAGTAGCAGAGAAGCCTCCATTACCGCCTTGTACAGACCATACACCGTTCTCGGCGAAGACTACAAGAGAGCCTCCTACAGGGTGGATACGGCGGATGTTGTACGCCTCAGGGATAGGGATTTGGCCGCCATCTGTAGCGATTAAGTCGCTGATGGTTTCTGATGTGGGGTCTGCCTCTTGGAAGCAGTTACCAGCTTGTCTGTGGTCAATAAGGGTCTGAGAGTAGTACAGGTCGGACTCATGTGCGAACCACACCTTACCCGCGTAAAAGCTTGTAGTGTTTGGTCGGGTCCTGCTGACCTTAGTCTCTAATCCTGGGACACCTCCTATACTAGAGCGGTCCTTATTAAAGGCGTCTAGGATGAAATGGCCTCTAGCAGCTAAAGTATTTCCTACATAAGTCTCACAGAGAATGTCAGGGTCGAAATCCCCCGCAGACAAACCTTTGTCGGGGTTGTCAATCTCTAGTTTCCCTACCCACCATGCCTTGTTGTTACCTGGATATAGCCCAATCTGATTGAAGTATCTGGTTATAGGGCTACTAACCGAGTCAACAGATTGAACTTGGTTAGAGAAGGAGCCTGCCACGAGACGGAAGATTCCTGGACTATAATCAGTACTAGCTGCTGTACCTATACCTGTGGTGGTAGTGTTACCCTCCTTAGAGCTGGGAGCTACCCAGCCTTGGTTGCGGAGGTTATAATGATGCTCGTTACTAAGTGTAGGAGGCTCGAAATCGTTGGCAAGCCCGTCGTCTACACCTACGAAGTCTCTTACACGGATATTGATGACTCGTGTGGTAAACTGGTTTGTGTCGTTATTGAACTCTACGCTGAACGGTTCAATTTCTTGTCCTACTACAAACAGGAAACCTCGTCCCGATGTAAACTCTACCTCAGAGGACTCCATTAGTATAGTGGACTCAGCCACCTGATGGCTTCGAAGGTCGATGATGAAGTCAAAGGCTTGGGGACTTACCGACTCATTCTCGATAACGCGGTAGAAGTAAATGAAGTTCCCTGCCCGTTGGACAAGAATATCTGTCTCACCTGTCTCGTCTACAGCCTCCCAAGAGAACTCGTTGATGTCAACGTCTCGGTTCGTAGGTATAAAAAAAGAACTGGAGACCCCCTCAGGTTCCTGTTCAAAGCCTAGTCGGCGTGTTCGGTTGCCTTTCTGGAAGATTACACAATTGTCTTCACGTGTGGAAGCATTCTCAGGGTATGTGAGAGGGCTAGCTTCTGTAATCATCCCAGCTACAAACGTTCTGTAAGTCTTATTTGAAACTGAACGTGGCATCTAAGCTCCCGTATCTTTCGGATAGGTGGCTGGAAACAGAACCCGTTCCCTGCTTTTTAAATATCTGATAAGCCTATGCTCGGCCTGCTTGAAGTTCATACAGCGTCCTCTGAGTATAGCGGGAGGAGCTCCGACAGCCATCTTGAAGTAGTATAAGGCATCCTCTCGGCTTCGTCGTATACGTACTTCACAGCCCATGTGGGTTCGGTATCGATTAGCCTCGTGCGAATCTTCCGTATGGGGGGCCAAGTTGCGGCGGTCTCGTGGTTCGTATCCTGTCACGGTTGTTCTGCTTCATTACTTTCTGTTGACGGGCTCGTAGTTGTGCCTTGGAGTTTGACACCCCTTTGAAGTGGACAAAACAAGCGTCTATGGCTTCATTAAGTAGGAGAGGGAACTCGTCAACCATCAAAGGCGGCACGAAGGTGTCCTCTAGTTTAAACTCTGGTGCGATTACTCCTCGGATTCCTGAACTACGACCTTGAATGGTTTCTTGGTCTCTGAGGTCAACTCTGTCAAAGAACACCGTCTGCTCGTCGAAGGTTGTGTAGTACTCAGCGTCTGCGTCTGCTCCATAAGGAAAGCAGGGGCCTGTTGTACCGTATGCAGCAGCCTCGGTGGGACATTCTCCAAACACTCGGAACTGACGCTCGACGAATGTTCTAGGGTCCATGTACTCAGGGCAGACTCTCTGGCCATAGCCATTCTTATACCAGAGGTCCTCAATCCGAACGATGTTGTCAGGGATTCGGAGCTGGTTTGGGAAGTCCTTGTTGGAGAGGGACTCAAGTTGAGCGTACCCTTCCTTTTGGTAATCTTCGGAGTTGGCCGTGATGTGTCGAAAACTGTCTCTAACCTCAAGGGCTACCCCATGAGACTCCACGGTATCATTAATACTGTTGACCTCGTCACTGTCCATCTTCTCAAGGATGGTTTGTACCAAGTCTAGGAGTGTCATTTTTCCAATTGTCACGGTAGCAAACTCCCTTCGGTGCCGTTGTAGTATGTTAGGACTGACAGGGCTAGTGCGGTAGTCCCTGTACTATCTGTTACCTCACAGCCTAAGGTGTAGTTGGTAAAACTAGCGGGAGGGTTTGTTAAGTCGTAGGTAGTGGTCTGGCTCGTGGGCTGGTTTGGCGCAACGGTTAAGTTTGTAGTCCAACTATAGGAGTAGGGTGGGACTCCTCCTGTGACTTGAGCCGTAAGCGGTTCAGTCGTGTAAATATGGTTGGCGTCGAACTCGAAAATACCTTCTGTGATAAGAGGAGGGTTAATGGACACCTCTAAAGGCTCCGTGGCGATGTTGGACATCAAAGGAGCTATAAATAAAGGGGCTGGCATTACTACGAGAGACCTGTACCTGAGATTACAAAACTAAGACCATCATCACTGAAACAAGTGATTGAGGCGTAACCTCCTGGGGCCACTGTTAAAGTAGGGCTTGGAGTTGTTTGGCCTGCGATGTAGATGGATACACCTGTGTCGGCTACAATACTGATAGGGCCTCGGTCAGGTGGAGAATAAATAGCATTAACACATCCAACTTCACCTACTTGTACTGTCACCACTCGGGTCGAGGCAGAAGCGTTCCTGTACAAGCGTCCCCATACGCCCATATTAGCGTTAGCTGAAAAGGAGCGGAGGGAGAACCTGTCAAAGCGAGGGTCGTTCTCGTCAGCTTTACTGTCGGGGTTGAAACCTATTAAGTTAGCATCGTATGGCTGGACATCAACGCCGATGCGGAGTCCAAGGTTGATACGTGCTGTTGCGATGTTTGCAAGGTCTGAGAGGTTGTTGGTAGCTATTAAGTCGCCGATACCTGCTCCGTCGGTCCCTGGGACACCTTGGAGTTCAGCCTTGGAGTATAATGTCGTGTAAGTACCTGCTCCTGATGCACGGTACTCTAGGTCGTCTGTTGTAGGGTTACGTCGGACTTCACCGACTTCGATAGCCCCTACATCACTTTTCTTGATGAAGGGCGAATCCCCTACATTAAGAAGGTTGTTCCCGTTCAAATCAAGGTCAACCAACATAAAATTAGTCTCACTCTCTTCACGAGACAAGACTTTAAGGAACGCCTCAGCTATAGCTGCATTGTTCTCCGCGATAACTGCTTCTAGTGCGACTGGGTTAGATGCGTTATTCGGATTCTGTAGAGTTACTTCAATAGCCATAGGACACCTATAAATGAGAGACCTCCCCGAAGGGAGGCCGTCTCGGATTACTTACAGATTACTGTGTGTTGAGAGAGTACTCAACCATAATCTGGACACGACCTGCTGTGAAGTCGCCTGTACCAGTAAGACCAATGGTCACTGGGTCGGCGCCTACAGAGGAAGTGGCTGGTACGGTAAGGGTACCAGCACCTACTACTCGCTTACCAATCTGGTCAACGTCAGCAACGGCGAAGGTCGCAAGACCGGCCGCATCAACTGCTGTACCGTCGAACTGGAAGATACCAACATCTACGCTAGTACCGCCGACAGCGGCCTCGCGAGTGAAGATTTCTACAGATTTGATAGAAGCGTTGGCAGGAATGTAGATGTTGTTCGACAAGAAGCCGTCAACAGTACCGTCGTTATCGCGGTCTACATTGAAGTTTGGAGTTCCGTCAGGAAGAGTGGAAAGCTCAAGCTCGTATTCAACGAACTCGCCGCCACCAATTGTATTCAACTTACCTGTGGACTGGGCACGGTTTTGTTGCCGTGTAACCCAGTACTTAGGGCGTTTGAACTCAATACCTTCGGGGCTAACATAAACGTCACGTGATGTGGTCATTATTTAGTTCCTACTCAATTAAAGGTTAGGGTCGTCAGACAGAGTATCTGTCAATACAGTGACAAGGTTGTGACGGTTCTGAGGAGCCGCACCGTAGCGTGCAGTAACGACGTACTCTTCGCGTTGGTAATCCTTGTTATAGTCGCCGTCTACCTTAGGTGGCTGACGCCAAGCTGCGATGAACGGAGAGTAGCCTTGCTCAGCAGAGAACATGATGTTCGCTGTAGCGTTCTCGCCAACTGAAACACCGCCGATAGTTTCAACAGAACCGTCGGAGTTAGTGCCAGCGAATGGTAGGAACTCAGTGCAGTAGATGTCGAAGCCGAAGATGTTACGGATGAAGCGCTTACCAGTCGTGAGACCCTGTGTGACGATACCTTCGAAGCGAGGGTTGTCAGAGAAGTTCACGAGGTTGGTTGCTGTTTCGAGGACGAAAGCTGTATCAGCATCGACGAAAGCTACGCGGTTATTAGTTGGGACACCAATCTTAGACAGTGAAAGGTTCGCCTTAGCGAAGTCTTCAACAGCCATAACACGTTTAGTTCCGCGAGTGTCACCGCCAACAAATCGATGGGCATAACCAGCAATCATGTTAGGGTCGTCTGCGAGTTGAGCATGAGGGCGACCGCCTGCAACAGGTTGACCTTGCTTAAAGAGGTAAGCTTCTAGGTCGTTCTGGATAGCACGGTTGGCTTTAGGTACGATAGCAGCTTCAAGACGTGCAGCATATGCAAGGTCTTGGCGGGCTTTGTTCGTGATGTAACCACCAGACTGAACGTACTCAGTGATTTCAAACTTGAACTGGCCAGAGTCGATAGGCATGTACTTAACAGCTTCGTCTTCCTTGTAGCTGTTGATGTCCATGTCGCCGATTACGGGACGGATGAATTCGTCACCGTGCGGGAAATCGACCCACTCGACCCACGAGTTAAGCATCGTTTCGTCCATCACCATGTCCATTAGTTCCTGTGACCAGAACTCGGCTTTGATGAGGGCCTGATGCTGTGGAGTAGTATTACTCATTGTTTTACCTTATATAGTAAATGGTTAAACACGCTCGTAAAACTTATCAGGATTATCAGAAAGGTCCTTCATAAGCTGTGGATATAGCCGCTGATACTGTTTAGGGTCCGAAGCTTTAAGCTCTCGGTACCATCGGGCAGTACGGGGTTGGGCTGGACCGTTAGGCGTGTTCTTCGAAAGAGAGGTAGCATTGATGTCTTTAGGGACATTAAGCGGCCTCGATACGTTAGAGGATGAAGCTCCCATGACTGACAAGAAGCCGTCAGGAGAAGATGATGCAAGCTCTTTTAAGAAGGTTACACCGACACCAAGTTCAGCAGCTTTAGCAGCTACGGCTTGATTTGTTGCTTCACGTGAACCGTACTTTCCGTCAAGAGCTGAAACAGCCTTGTTAAAGTTCGATTCGGTTTGTCGTCTCGCTCGGTCTTCGGAAACGTACTTTGCGACCAATTCCTCTAAGTCCTGCTCTTTAGGGGCCTCTACTGGAGCGGTCGGCTCAACTGGAGGCGTAAGTCCATTTTGAATAGAAGGAGGGGATTGTTCTGTTTTAGCGTCAATTGCAGCTAGGATTTGTTCTACCGTTTTCTGCTCAGCGGACTGTGCATCAAAAGCGGCTTGGCGTTCTCTCGCCTCTTGCTCTAGTTTTTCAATGTGACGTTGAGAGTGATAAAGAGCTTTAGCAGCGTCTTCGGCAGTCTCGTACTTCTTACCTTGGCCAACTAAGGCCTCCGTGAAGTTTTCAGGTTCAACGGGCGGTGTGTTAGTCGGATTCGCTGGTGCGAAGTTTTGCTCGGACATCGGTCAATGCCTTTCTTTTGGTTTTTGTGAGGGCTCGGTCTTCCTCGGCGGTGTCGAGTATACCTAAAAGCTTCTCGTATGCCGCCTGTTGTCCCTCTAGGTAGGCCTTTTCATAGGCCCAGGAAGGGGAGTTGTAGTCTGATTTCCCTACGGAAAGAGAGTCTACGTATATATTATACACTAAATTCGATACAATGTCAAGTGTTTTTTTCGCATTTTTGATATTTTGTTTAGCGTCGAGCCTCTCCTGCTCGTCTAAACCCTTAAACCACAGGTTGTTGAGTCCCATTGGCATCTCCTTCTGGGTTCAAGTTCTCAGGGTTCCTAGCTGAGTTCTCCTCAGCTACGACCTGTTGTGCAGCTTGCATCTGTTGTTCGGACTCTAATGCTTCCGTGATACCGATATTCTTCTGTACCAGATTGAAACGCTCAACACCGACCACCTGTTCAAGGAGTTTGGCTGTTTTGTAGCCACTCCAGTGGTTCTTAATGCCAGGGTCTTGTAGAAGCGGAGAGGAGGCGAGCTGAGTGATGTTCTGGAGCATGTTAGCATCACGTTGGAAGTGTCGTGACCCAATCGGATAAAGCTTGCCAGAGGCCTTTAAATCAGCTTCTGTGATGTTCAAGAACTCTACAGCGCCTGTGTCGTCGTCAGCTACTCGAATGAGGTCAGAGACGTTCATGTTCTCACGGGCGGAGATTAACATGGCATTCAAGAGAGGCTCAAGGAAAGTCTCTTCGAAGTGGGCAGTCTTGTTGATAAACACTCGGTTAGCACCGTTCTCTAGGACTTGGACCTCATATTTGGTCTTCTCTCCTGGGGTACGGAAACCAGCAGCCTGTCTAGGGGCTCCTGCCATCTCTTCCATCTTCTGTTCGTACAGAGCGATTTGAGTATCAGCGTTCAACATCGTCACATCAGGACGCATGAACTCGACATCGCCTTCATCGCCTACGTAGATACGTTCTCCTGGGGTATAGTTATACTCCTCGACATATCCTGTAACCTTCTGGATGGGATGGATAATCAGGTCAAATGCATCTGCCTTTGCATTCTCCAAATGGTCAATCCGATATTGAAGACCAACGAGGTTGTCAAGAGGCCCCATAGCCATGAGGTTATCAGGCCGAATTCTCCAGCCTGTGTGATAAATAGGTGTGTCGTGATGCCAACCAGGCTGAGGCTCATTACGAAGGACATAATGTCTGTCAACAACGGTAACTGCACGGTTGGTTTCGATTTTACCTGTCTGGTAGTTGTAAATATCGCCATAAAATTCAAGTATTTCTACGTAGTCGGAGTTAAAGTAATTGTACCAAGATGTAAACCCTGGGATTGAGAAGCTGGTGTCCTTGACGAAGTCGCCTTGGTTGTAGCCTTTAAAAGCTCCTCGTGTGTCCATCATCTTCTTAAAGATGGGTTCAAGGTATGCTTTATCTGGCCTGCTGTCGATATACTTCCTCAGAGACCCGATTGTGTTGAGTGAGCGGATAATCTTACCAGAGGAGCTGAAATCACTAGCAGCCACGTTGAATACGATGTCGTTAGGTGAAATCCTTACAAGCTTAGGTCCGACGTATGCGGTCTCCATCTGACCTGTTTCAGGGTTCTCTCTCTGCTCGTAGACACTTTCCACTGTGGCAAAGCAGTTACCGTAGTCAATATAGTCTAGAACGAGCTGAGACACGGTTGTAGTGTACTTACCCATTCTAAGCTTGTTGTGCATATAGGACTCGATAATAGCCCTCTTATCGGCCGTCTGAGAGCCATCGTCGCTACCTTCCCACTTATAAGGCCTATCAGTCGAGAATAACGCTGCCATGTAGTTGGCATGGAGGTTATCGCGTACCTGACAGATTTTAGGGATATGCGTCGAGTTCTTCCACGGCAGGTCGCTATTAGCGGTCCCACTCGTGTCTGTGGCGAAGATATACTCTAGAATCTCCTTACGGTCAGTCATCCACTTAGTCTGGAATGATTGCCACTCGGTGAACTGGTTGGCCACCATAGATGCTACGTCATCAGGGTCTCCCATGATGCTGTATAGTGTTAAGTTGCCTGTAGTGTTTTGTACCATGGTTTATCCTGCGATGCCGCCGAAACGGGGGTGGGCTTTAATGTGAGTTACTTTTCCTACGCCTCTACGACTCTGACGACCTATAGGAGGCTGTGCGTGTTCTACGGCTGTAGCTAACGCATCTTTCAAGTCATCATGGGGAGGGAACTGGAGTATCAGCTCCTCCTCTAATGTCTGACAGTTACCGCCTCGGTAGTGCCACATGGACATGTTCTGGTAGGCGGGTTCGAGAAGAGCTTGTAGACGCTCCTCTTTTGACCCCTGATGCTTGGTAGGTTTGTAATCGACCACAGATAGGTTCAAACCGTAGGGCTTGATGTAGTCGGACTTGAGAGACTCTACAATGGCCTTCTGAGCCCCTGTAACCTCTGCAATAAGCTTCCTGAACCGCCACTTGTTGTACAGGTTGAGGATTCGGTCAAAGTACTCACTAATCTTAGTGGTACGGAACCGTTCGATGTCGAGGACGTATTTGTTCCTGTCAGCGTCGATACCTAGTACGATGATGGCCGTATAGTCAGATTTCTGGTTTAAACTGTACGCAAAATCCACTGACGCAACAAGGTTGATTTGACGGGCTTGGCCGACCATACTGAGCCCATGTTCAGTACGGGTCTGCTGCTTGATGTACCACTTACCGTTTTCTTGAAATAGATGCCTACGTTCGTAGTATTGGAATAGTTCTCGGCCCACTGGAGCGTTTGTGGTGTCATTCGGGTCGTTGTAGTACTGAGCTCGGAATTGGGTCTTGTCGAGGTATTTACCGCGTTTCTTTGCAAGAATGGCACGGTCAAAACCGAACCACGCTCCATCGCTACGTTGCTGACGCGGCCAAAGGAACTCGCCAGTCCCATCACCAATGTTTTCAACTTGTCTCTGAAATACTTCATAAATAGCTTCCTGTCCTATAATATCGCCGTCATCGTTATACAGGTCTTCCTGCATGTTTAACATTTCGTTGTAAAGGTCTAATGGGTGGTATCGGGTGCCTACAGCAAGCTCACGGCCCTCAGCTCCCTGAATCGAGGCGAGGAGAGAATACTGAGACATAACCTTAGCACGTCCTTCCTCTGTCTGTGCATTCTCAGCGACCACAACATCGTCGAGAACAATGAGGTCACAATGAAGGCCAGTAATAGAAGTAGTAAGACCACCAGTAAAGACAGTAGAGTCGCGAACACCTTCATGCTTACGCTTAGGATGGTCCACACAAATCTCTCCGTTGGTCCACTTTTCCCGTTTTGATACCTCTTTATTGACCATTTCAGGCCAGTACATACGGTATTTGTCAGATGAGAGAATGTTTTTGATAAAGCCAAGCTGCTTCTCCGCTAAGCCAGATGTGGCTGATATGTATAGCACACGGATGGCAGGGTTCTTTGTAATCTCCCAACAGACCTTAAAGGCCGCGTAGCGGCTCTTAGCGTGGTCACGGGGGAGAAGTACCAGTTGATTGTCCTTATGCCCCTCACGAGTAAGCCACGTACACAGTTCAACGTGTACATGGCCCATTACATTGTTGGGGACTACAAGCCTCACAAAGGTCTCGAAGTTGGCCTCAGCGGCCTCCCTGATTTGTTCTCTACTTGCCATTCGGCTTACGTTTCCTAGCAGATTTGGTACGTTTTAAGCTTCGGTTCTTCGATTTGCTCGTGACAGCCCGATTAGAAGCCTTGTTGTTCTTCGGGTTACCATCCTTGTGATGCACGTCCTTACCGTCACCTTTACGGGACTTACCTTCCTTGATGGAGAGGCGTCTTGCTTTGTTCCTGGCCGCCCTACGTTTCTTCTGCTCAGGCTTGGCGTTATACTTCTTCTGAGCCCGTTTACGTGCGGCTGTGTTCTTCTGAGTAGTCTTTTTCTTCTTCTTAGCGGGCATGTGGGATGATTTCCTTTATAGATGATACTGGGTTACAAGACGCCTTGATTGTGTCAGGGAGGTATCCCCCGAAGTCGTCACCAAGGTCTTGACTGGACATTTTGTTCTGAGTATCCCCTATACACTCATGTAGGCTGGTATACTCGTAAGGGACGAAGTAGGTCTTGCAGGAGTAGAGCTCAAAGTTTAGACAGACCTCTATTAGCATGAACCACGAGTCAAGCACCTTTACCGCCGTCTACTATCTTGAGACCTATACGCTCTGCATCGTCTGTGAGTACTGACCTCTTCCTGGTCTCTCGTTTGAGGTTAGCGGCCACTTCCTTTTTAGAAGGTCGGCCTCGGTTGGACTTCTTCTCCCATCCCTGCTCAGCAAGATACTTGGCAGCAGAGAGGCGTGTTCCTTCGGAGGCGTCCTCGTTGAGGAGTAGTTGTGTTACCACGTTGATGGCGCGGGCTTTCAGTTTGGTCTCAATTTCTTCACGCCACTCAGTAAGCTCCTCTTGGAACCATGTCGCGTCTTCGAACCGTTTGAAGTGTTCGTAGGACTCTAAGTAGGTAGTAGCCCACTTATAGCCTGTGGGGTCTTCTAGTTCGACGAAGGTGGACCTAGCATCTATAAGATTCTTGCCAGTGACCTCATTTACTAGAGTCCTGCCCTTAAGACTGAACAGTGCTTGATTTAGGTCTTTCTTAAAAGAGACAGCTCGTTCATAAAAAAGGGACACTGTAAGTAAGTGGCCGTTAGACCTGAATCTAGAGTTCTTAATAATACTCATGCGCTAGCGACCTATTTTAGAGTTGACCAAAAAAAATACTATATATATAAGATTTTAAAAAAGACACGTATAGTACTTTAAAGTTTATATGTGCTTTAAGAGAAGGAGAAAGAAGGAAAGAGGAAAATAGTAATCTTTAAAAGAAATGTTTAAGAACTTATATAAGTATTATAACAGACTTTTATTGGTTTGTCAAGAAGAAAATGAAGAAACCCGCGAAAAAACTGCAGAAAGTCCATGAAAGCGCCGCACACATATCGCTTCTCGATAAATCCTAGGTCAATCTTGTGTGTGTCTTGTCGGGCTTCTGAGAGTTCCGCATGTTGGATGGTTGGGAATTTCTGTGAGTAATTTTTTGGGCATCTGATTCATAGAAGAAAGGTACCCCCACACCCCCTTATGGCCCCCAGTGAAGTCTTCCCCAGTGATTTATTTGGGTTCTTTGGGGTTTTATTTGTGTGAGACCCCTGAATACTCCGTGAATACTGTATAAATCATTGTTATTACTTGTTGAAGACCTTGTTTAAGGGGCGGTGTGTGTGTCACGTAGTGACGCGGCATTATATATATATATAATCAACCTTACTATTACATGTAGTTTTGTTAATGTTCGAAGAAAAACTGTTATTTATCGTTTATCAATATGGACAATCTCAATCCCTTCCCTTATGTTTCAAATCATCGGGAAAGACGGTATGCCTTGAGTGGCCTAAGTCTCACCTGATAACCAAATCGCGAAAGCTAGCCGCATAGGCCGTGGACGTGCGACCCGCTAGGGGTGTTGTACAAATTCTAGATGTGGTGAGGACCACGCCCGATTTTACGGGGACGCATAACATTTATGTTTATGCGGCTGATGAACAGAAACCGACGTGCCTGCCCCGCTTTATAAAAGCACCATACCCCATCAGGGGAGATAGCAAGAGTATGGTCTAGCTTCGACCGTGGTGTTAGTCACTAAAGCGGATTGACTGCCGACTGTAAAAAGTCATTGACTGCCGTTTAATCTATCATTAGGTTGAACACGTAACTTGAACTGATAAACCGAGGGCTTAGGCTAATGGCCAGACCGAATAAAAGAATACGCCAAGCAAGGGCAAAAGCACGTAGTAGGCGCATGAATGAGGCCGCCACACGTCACGCCAACGCAGAGGCTATTCCTAACGTGAGGTCCAATGTGTCATCATGGCCAAGAGTGCCAAAGTTTGGCGGTGTAGGTTATACAAGCGGGGGCGATAGTGCCAGCTTTGGGCAACGTGACATGAATGTCATTGCGGCTAAACGTCTGGACTATGCAGACCCGTCACTATTGGCTTATGGCAAACTTTCGCCAGAGCTGAGAAAAATAGTTGACAAGAAACGCGAAAGCGTAGTAAGTTAGCTTAAGACCTGTTAAATCAGGCAAGACCAGAATATCGGTCTTCACATAAAGACGCGCTAGGCAATAGTCTATAATGCGGCGTCACTTGGCGAGATAACACTTGCGAGTATGGTATGCTTCCCAACCACATCGGGCGGGGGCGGTCCTGTAAACCTCATATGCAAGCGATAACAGTTTCCCACACGCTATAGGGTGCAAGTCCCGCGTGGTTAGTAGAAGTGGACTTCTAAAGTAGGGTATTGCGTACCCATTTGCAATGCTTTAGTAGTGAGCGAGGGTTTTAGCAGGCCTTTGATGCAAGTATGTAACAAGCGTTACCGCGTCCCGTCTATGGAAACTGAATTAATGAATTGACTTAACAGTCACGTCATACGTTATCGTATGGCCAACTTGTTACGCCCCTTTGATATGTGAAAAGGCTATGGCTTCGAACCCGCCTTAGTAATCTATCATAGGCCAGCCGCTTGCGAGTTGTTGTGACTGTTATAGTGAGGCAATCGTTTTCCCCTTCCCTTTGCGCGGTTGTCTCTCTATAACAGTTATGAAGGGGTTACTATGTTTGACCACATTTTCTTATACTACACACACAAGGCAACTCACGCGACAAGCGATAGTGAGGCTTTAAACTTCTACATAGAGGGGAATAAATATGCATAAAGACCGCTGGTTCGACTGGCAAACGCTAGTCGTCGTCATTATAAGCGGGCTCGTTCTCGGTTTCTCGGCGGTGCTATAATGGTCCGTTTAATCTTTCAACTAATTGGATTGTATATCGTATGCAATCTTTTCAACATTCTGTGGGGACGGTCCCCGTAGGATAAATCGGCCAACTGTAGGCAATCAAGTCTATGGCCAACCATGAAATGAGGAGGTAATCTATCATGGCTACTACTAAAACTAAAAAGCCTGTCACTAAAACTGAGGCAGGCGGTAACGGTGTCACTATGACACAAGTTAACACAGCTATCAAGTCTATGGTGAAAGCTTCCCAAGCTTTCGGTGTCGCTGCTGCGTCGGCTGCTGTCTTGGCTTTAATGCATTGCCAACAACACGGTGACGCGACTGGACTGCAACGCCTATACGCTGCCTTAGGTGAGACTGGTGTTCGCCTAGGCCCTATCCGTCAGAAGGCTCTGATGGCTTGGCTGCAGGTTTATAGCCCCGTCCGGAAAAATAACAAGTCAGGCGACTTTGGCCTTATCAAGGCTACAGCCCCTAACTATGTCGCGTTTGACACCGACGAAGCGGAAGCTAACCCGTTTCTCGACTTCATTCCCGACAGTACTCGCGGCCCCGTTATGCAATCGAATGTTAAGATTGCCAAACGTATCGCTTCTATGGTCACTAAAGACTATGGTGACGCATGGGAAGGTGCTGCTCTGAACGTTGACGCTGTTATGGCAGAGGTTCGTCGCCAGCTTACTCCAACGGCTGATGGCGCTTAACCTCCCAAAGCTGGTTGAGGACTACTATGTGTGGTCTATAGCTTATTACCGTCAGGGGCGTTCGCTCGCCTCTGATAACATGTTTGACACATGCTGTAAGATATTGCTTGCAAACTATTCCAAGACACCAGACAGTTTTAAAAAGCTGACCACTAAATCGGATTTGAAATGCGGTACTGGTATGACGTTAACATATGAAAACCTCTACAACTCTGTAGAAGCTGACGTGTGCGACGCTGTATCTCACCGTTTAGAGAATGACAGGGAGTGGCCAGCCGAGTTGAATTACTAATCTATCATCAACAGCAGGCCGCTTATTTGACGTAAGTAGGTTTGCAAACAACCTCGTAAGCTTGACGCTTGCGGGGTATTTTTATGGAAAGGAGTCCAGTCATGCTTGATGTAATGCTGTCTTCTGGAGAGGTTATCACACTTATCGCTGCATGGGGTGTGGTTATATATTTATTGATGTGCCTTATACTACTTATAGTGGGTATGTGGGTCATAGGCTCGGAGATTAACCGAGGTTGAAATGTCCGTGAGCAACGCTACGTAGTGCGGGCCGACGCTGTATTCGGTCACATACAGCAGCTATTTAATTAATGGAGAGTGTTATGCTTATCGAAATCGCCCTTATGTGTGCCTACGTATTCATAGGTATAGTTACTTTAGCTGTCTTACGGTCTTGCGAAGGTATTCAAGACTTCAACGAAGAAGATGTAGGATTGAACTTCTCTGTTGTTCTTGCGTGGCCTGTAGCATGGTTCTTTGGTTCAATACTGGCCCTCTACTGGGCATCCATGAAAGGCTCTGACCTTTTAATCAAGGTTTTTGAGGCCTTAAAGCCCAGTAAATCTGAAAAGTCTTCCCGCTAACCCTTTGAAATCATTGATTAAACAAGGGTAATTAGTTAATTAATGGAGAGTGTTGTGACTACAGTTATAATTCTAGGGGTCTACCTACTAATCGGTGTAGTCTTTCTTGGTGTTGTGCAATTCCTCTCGGAGGATGTCCTACGACAAAAAGAGGATACGTTATTAGCGATAATAGTATTAATAGGATGGCCTCTAGTTGCACTGGTCGTTGCAGGAGAAGCTCTCTATAATTTACTCTTTCTATTATCTACCTATGTCACTGAAATCATCAAGAAAATCAGTACATCTCGCTAATCTATCATCATTTGGAGGACCACAGTGGCACCTTTTAGAACATATCCGCGTCGGCGTCGGCGTTGGCTATCGCAGCTCAACAACGTTAACGTAGAGAGTCCTGGAGAACGGGTTCTCTTCTGCCGTGCGAAAAAACGACGGAGAGTGAAATGACTGAACAGCTTATTATCCGAGGCGACACGGTCCGCTTAAAGACAGAAAGAAGACATATCAAGGTCACTCGCGTGTACGGACGGCGTGTTGCCAGTTGTTTCGATGAAGGTGGCCTGGTATTCGACGGGTACTACATCACCTCTGGTATGACGGTATCTGAAAAGTCGGTGTCAACGGCTATCCGCGTAAAGAAAGGTGAGTCTGAACAGCTTACTACAGATACGGCCCAGGAAAACGGCGAGTATGTCATGTTCAACGATAACAATGTTGTGCAGGCTAATCGCTGGGTGCTGGATGAAGGGTCTTGGTATTACTACAGCGATGCGGAGAAGAGATGGAAACGTGTCGCTAGAAGGGCGTATCCTTTAAAGGTCTTATATGCCTCTCCTACTCCCCTTGGATTTAAGCCTTTCGACCTTTTGGAGGGCAAACCTTACAGGCCTTTTGTCACATGGCACGGGTTTCACTTCCCTTCTGCACACTATAAACCTATGAAGGAGAAATCCTGTCGTCTATTGCAGGTCTGTGCAGCCTATGAGCAATGGGTGAAAGACGGTTGCCCTAGGCCTCCCACCCCTGCCCCGTTTAAGTAATCTTTTAAATAAACTCTCTGGAGAAATATGATGAATAATCTATCATGGCTGCTATACCTCGCTGAGGTTTGCGGTAACCTTAAAATCGTATCGGAAGCCTTTTTTTGGGTTGGAGCGATTCTCTTAGCTGTAGCAGGAATATGTTTAGGTCCTGTCGCTGAAATGGACTCTGATGACGAGATGTGGGGTAGAGGGATTAGTGTAGCTAAAAAATCTATCCCTCTATTAGTAGTAGGAGTAGTCCTCACAGTCTTCGTCCCTTCGAAAACAACAGTTTACCTTATCGCTGCCTCTGAAATGGGCGAAGAGGCTATGAACACCGAGACAGCACAGAAGATAGGCGACTATCTAGACGTGCTTCTGGACGAACTAACAGGTGTGGCTGAGTAATCGTTCCAGGACAGCCGCGTCCTGTTCCATATTAGTGACGGACATGTTACCTGCTGTGTCATGTGACCTCTGAGTCGTCAATTTTCGAACGGCCTCGCGGCTGTCACCCTTTTCATCTCAGTTCCGTGGGCGGTTTGCTGACGACCTCTTCGCGTACACTCATAAAACCTCGTTTAAGCATCTTTAATGCATCCTTCCTTGACTGGACCTGATGCGCGCCTCTATGCGACCATCTTGAGTGAGAAGTAACTGGCGCTATAAAAGTTAGATATTGTGAATGTACTAACTATACTCCTGTTCAATCGGGAGGCTGAGACCATCTAATCTATCATCAACAACATGGAGGGCACGGAGATGCCTACTTATCCAGAAATAACTGACCCTCAAACTACAGCATTTCGTGCCCTGTTTGATAAACGTTCTGTTAAAAGTCGGAAGACGTTCTACGCGAACTATAAAGTCAAACACCTTAACAATGCTTTGAAGGGCAGCATTTCTTACTTCCGTAATGACACGGTTTTCTCTGGCCTCGCTATTGAAGGTAAAATCGGTCCAGCGTATGCCGCCCAGTTGTCTCGCTCCTGTAGTGGTAAGTATTCTGTACTAAGACAGAGAGGGGATTTCACAAAGAAGGTTCAAGAGCTTCGATTGTTTTTGTCTATGTGCAACACTGACTATAACCAAGAGCTTCTGAACCACTTAGTGGAGTCTACGAGAGGTTCTTTCGCCCCTAGAACTATCGGGTACCCAAACTGTTGCGGGGCGTACCTCTACGATGGCCTTAAGCTCCCGTATGAACGGATTAACATGGACGCCAAAACCTTGAAAGAGTGGGCGGCGGGTATATCTCAGGTTGGCTCTGGTCCTGGACGTTTCATTGTTTTACCTGAACATGTTGCAGACGAGTACGGCCAACCGTTTGAAGACATAGGTTTCGTTAGGTTCCTTACCTACGACAACGTCGTCTACTTCTTCCGTGCTAAGCTCAGGGACCACCATGCAGCCCGTGTCAAGAAACAGAAGTTGACCTTCGTTCCTAAGTTAAAAAAGCTTCAAGAGGATGCAAGAGAAGTCGAGCTCAACAGCTCAGCTTTCCCTAAGATTCCGAGCCAATCTATCAAAGGCTGCTTGAGTATTTACTCTGGTTTTAGTTCTAACAGTAAGTTAGGGCCTAGGTCTTTTACATCCTCTCTGGCTCCCGTGGATATGTTGCTCTTAAGGGAGCTTAACACCGACAAACAGATAACTAAACATTATCGCCACGTGGAAGCGTTAGGGTTTAAACCTCTCTATGATGGGTTTGAGCCTTTCCAGAACTCGGTACACTCTGACAGTAACCGTTGGCTGTTGCCTATGTACCGCATCAACCCCTTCTACGAAGAGGACCGATAGCATGGCAAAGAAAGCCCCTAAGGTTGAGACTCCTTTTGTCTGGAAGCCTTTAACTATCTGTTTGAAGTATCCTGCTACTCCTATCACTTTTACAGAGCTATCGGAACAGCAGCAGGAGCTATCCGCTCAACGCCCTATAATGTCGTTTGAAGAGGATTTCTCAACGGTAAATATTGAGTCTGATGGTAAGAACCCTACATATATTGAGATTGATGACATACCTCCTCTTGAAGGTTCGGTGGATGAAGGAGGTTTTTCTAAGGGAAGCCTTTGTCAGTACATCTTTATGTCGGAGGACGAGGAGTTAATGATTGCCTTCCTTACGTCTCCTAGCGCTGTTCGTGCAGGTATGCTACGTACACAGGAGTTTGACGACGGAAGTCGCCTATACTTCATAGGCTTCCAAGACACTACCGAGGCTACATACTTCTATTGGGAGATGGCTTATGAGCCAGGACTAATGGAACGTGTCACCTTTAACGGTCACCGAGTTATCTGCGGGGAAGAGTTAATCTCCCGTGGGTCAGCTATCTAATCTATCATCATCTGCGAGGTCATAACATGACAACATCTCTTAACCCCACAATCATCCCTTCGGACAGGCTCCTACAGGCTGGTGACATCTTTGCTGTGTATGGTACGTTACGTAAAGGTAACGGTAACTACAAGTACACTGGTATGCGTACAGGCGCTAAGTTCCTTGGAGAGGAGACCGTACAGGGCACCTTGTATCACCTAGGAGGCTTCCCAGGGCTTACTCAAGAGGCTTCTCCTGTTCCAGTGACCGTAGAGGTATATAAACTTCTAGACCCCGCCTTAGGGGTCCGCTTAGACCGTCTGGAGGGCTATAAACCTGCTAAGCCGGAGGGTAGTATGTATATCCGTGCTAAGACGGTGACCAACAGTGGTCGTGAGGCGTTTATCTACTACTACAACTCTCTTCGTGTTCCTGCCCGTAGGGTAATCCTGTCAGGTGACTGGCATAACCGTGGTGAGATAGGGGCTCTTGAGAAGGCCGCCTCTTAAAAGGGTATATATCAACCCCCACAGGCGACAAGTCTATTATACCACATATTTTCAATTTGTCAAGCGAAAAATAAAAAAATGTCTAAAAAAAGCAAGCGTAGGGCACGCAACAAGCGAAAGCTCGAAGAGCAACGTAAAAACACAGAGGAGTCAAACGTGATTCTACCGTTCAAGAAGAAGAAAGCCAACAAACGTATCATCAAGGTTCATGTGGTCGAAGCCCCAGGGACGTATGGCTCCTCTATCTACCGTGCGTGGGTCGCGTGCGACCCCTTCATGGAGGTATGTAGAAAGCCTATGGACGCAGATGTTTTGCTGTTCACTGGCGGTGCTGACGTATCCCCTCAAATCTACGGACAGCCTCCCCATAAGCGGACACATTGCGATGTTAATCGTGACAATTATGAGACAGCGTTGTTCGCCATAGGCAAAGACAAACTCAAGGTAGGCATCTGTCGAGGCGCCCAGCTATTGAACGTCCTGTCTGGTGGCTCTATGCTGCAACATGTTTCAGGGCACACGTCATCACATGACCTCGTCCTCCTGCATGAGAAGAATGCTATAATGCGTGATGTGCCTTCCACTCACCATCAGATGATGCTGCCCTCGCCTCACGTACACACTAGAAGCATCCTTGCTACGGCCTATAAAGATGGGAAACAGTGTATAGCCTCCCCTATGGAAAAGGAAGTCCCTACGGAGATGATGCGGGAGCGTTGGAAGTTCTTAGAGAAATATAAGTCAAAAGACTTCAACCCGTTCCAAATGGACGCTGAGATTTTGTATTACTATAACACCAACTCGTTGTGTATACAAAGCCATCCCGAGAAACGGAAATGCCCCTCACAGTTCACCGCTTATTGTAACAATCTAATTGTCACTCTGGCAGAACGCCACATCAAAAGATTAGCGGAAGCTAGCTAATCTATCATTACACGTCACATTTCTAGGAGATTATTATGTGCGGACACGTCGGAGTTGCAGGAGATTTAACTGCAGCAGCAGCAAGAGCCTTTAAGGATATGCTGTATATGGACGCCCTTAGGGGCCGTCACGGTACAGGTATATTTACAGTGCCTTTCCGAGGAGACAGGATGTTGAATGGCGGTAACATCGTCAAAGCCCCCTTCTCGGCTGAGGTGTGTCTTCAAAACAAAGCTTTTGAAAAGGCTGCCGAGGACCCCACCTCTGCGGTCATCATGGGACATAACCGTCACGCTACCATCGGCCAACACATCCAAGGGAACACCCACCCTTTCCGTCAAGGAGACATAGTCGGAGCACATAACGGCACCGTATCCGCAGGTAACCGTACCTTAAAAGTCAAAGGCTCTTTTGGCACGGACTCTGAGAAAATCATGGCATCTATCAGTCAGTACGGTATTCAAGATACTATCAAGGAAATGATTCCTTGCTCTCAAGGTGCTTGGGCGTTTGTCTGGTATGATTTTCATTCCAATGAGATTAACTTCCTTAGGAACGAGTACCGTCCTTTCTTCTACGGGTTTTCTAAAGACCGTGGTATTATGTACTGGGCCAGCGAAGCTCATATACTTCGTGCTGCTTGTGCTCGCCGCGGAGCTGACCTTGATAAGGTCTATGAGCTGCCTGTGGACACTCACTTGCGTTGGACTGTCCCTGGGGTAGGAGAGGTCTTCGGCAAGGAAACGCGGAGTAAGTGTGTCGGAAAAAAGCGGCCAGCTCTTCCAGCTTACAAAGGCAATACCAGCAGGGTTCGGAATACGGGGACTCGGAATGGGACGACCACTGGTTTTGGTGTGCGTATTCCCTCTGACTTCTCTGTGGAGCTGCAAGACTATACCTTATTCGACAACTCTGATGTAGTCGAGCTGTTCCAAACCAAGAAACAGTGTATTTGGTGTCACGAAGAGGTGACTGCTGCCGACATCAAAAACAAGGGAGGGGCTGCTGTTGTAGCCAGAAACAGTGTTGTGTGTGCTAAGCATGCTAAACTACCTATCTTCCAAGCCACTCTCAAGGCTCGTATATCCAACGAGATAGCGAGCAGTAAGAGTAAGAGTAAAACTGCAAAGAGCTGTTCCGCAGCTAACTGAGACCAACCACCCATCAGCAAACTAACAAGGAGTTCAATATGTCTGCTGCAATTCTTATCGGGTCTGACCCCGAAGTTTTCCTTCGAAACACTTCTACAGGTGCTTTCGCTAGTGCCCACGGTGTAATCCCTGGGTCCAAGGAAGAACCTTTCACGGTGCCTCTAGGTGCTGTCCAAGTGGACGGAATGGCTTGTGAGTTCAACACCGACCCTGCGAAGACTCGGAAGGAGTTCATCGACAATGTCACGGGAGTGTTTAAAACGTTGGACGAGATGCTCCCTGATAATCTATCATTGGTTCCTGGGGTTCCTGTCGCACATTTCTCGGAAGAGGTGTTCGCTGCACAGCCTGCTGAGGCTCTGGAGCTTGGATGTGAGCCTGACTACGACGCCTACACAGGAAGCGAGAACCCTCGACCTAACGCCCACAACAAGCCTATGCGTACCGCTGCTGGTCACGTTCATATCGGCTTCAAGGATACCGAGGACCCTCTTGGTATGTTGCATATGATGGAGTGTTGTGACTTGGTGAAGATGCTGGACGTCTTCCTCGGTTTATATAGCTTGACCTTCGACACTGACACTGAGCGTCGCTCTCTGTACGGTAAAGCTGGTGCCTTCCGCCCTAAACCTTATGGGGTCGAGTACCGCGTGCTGTCCAATGCATGGCTGGTCTCGGAGGAGCTGATTGGTGATGTCTACGACATAGCCACCCTCACAACGGAACTGTACCTTGAAGGTGCCCGTCTAGACCAGGACACGTATGACCGTGCCCGTATGGCTATCAACACCAGCAACGTTAAGGTCGGCGCTAAAATCCTCGCAGATGCGAAAAAGTTTTTTCAAATCTAATCTAACTTAACCCTCTAGGAGATTGATATGGCTTTAAAAGCTAAAGTCGTTAAGCTGCCTAAATCCAAGTCCCCTGACTTTGGGTCGACTAAAGACTGGTCGCTGCGATTACATCAAACCTTGGTCTGGTATAAGGACCAACCTTTCTATGTTCGGGATGTCAAAAGTAAAGACACTCCTAAGACGGCTGAGCTTAGACGGGCCTACCGAGCAGCGGTAGACACTTATCAAAATGCTGCTTCCGAAGCGGAACATATTAAAGGCCGTGAGATTGCTCGACGTCTTGACCGTGAGCTGAAAGCTTACATGAAAAGTGCTAAAGCTTCTTCGGTTGCCAAAGGTCAGATATTCCCTTTGAAGGCGGACGGTAAGGAAGTTGACATAGGAAAAAATAACAGCTCTCACTCTGTAACCAGTTTAGACCTAAGGCTCCGACCTATGGGTTTTTATAACCGAAATCTGGAAGACAGTAGGATTGCTACTTATGTTTCACGTCTAGCTCGGCAGCAGAGCCGGCACGGGCTAAGCTCATCAAACACCCTTGCTAGCAGCGTAGGTAGGGGACGTTACGCGGACTTCCATCCTGCGGACAAGGAGTTTCTTACAAGTCTTTACGGGATTTACCCTTCTCTAGAAGAGTGTTTAGACACCCTCTTCCCAATGGAAGGGACTAACTCCATGGCATTCTGCAGGAAATACGCTATACAGGTCGATGCTGTGGGCCACGTCGTCCTTTTCTACCGAACCAAAATGGTGGGCATGTCAAGCGACGAAGGTAAGACCTTCAAGCTTCTCGGGCGTCACACCTACCTTAAAGAAGACCTCACAGATACAGGAGTTACCATTGACTCGTAATAGTAAAAACCCTCTAAACTCAGCGGAGAAGCTGGTAGCTGCAAACCCTATGAAGACCACTGTACGGGAGTATTTTGGACCTTTCAGGAGTGAGACGGACGGTCGTCGTATCGGTATTGAAGTCGAGGTGGAAACCGCTAATGACCATTACCCCAACGCTGGACGTGTTAACGATACCTCTAAATACTGGCTCGCCACTATTGACGGGTCTCTTCGCAACGCTAAGGGGACTGGTGCAGGTGGACAGGAGTACATCATCAAAAACTCTATCCCTTTTGGAGAGGCCGAACCAGCGTTAAAGGAATTGGAAACCCTTTTGAAAGGAGCTAGGTCTAAGGTCCGTAAATCTAACCGAACCTCTGTCCACGTCCATGTTAACGTACAGGACATGACCCTTACCGAGCTGATGACTTTCTTCTGTCTCTACTATACGGTGGAGCCTATCCTATGTCGTTACAACGGGTTTGAACGGGAGAACAATCTGTTCGCTTTACAGGCCATCACCTCCGAGACTATCTTAGCTAATCTATCATATTTCCTTCGAAACCGACGTTTCAGCAACAAGACGAAATACTCTGCATTGAATTTTATGACCTTGGGTACCGGTTCCCTCGGTACTGTCGAGTTCCGTGCAGGAGCTGGAATCGAGAAGAGCCCTATGGAGGTTCTACCTTGGATTGCGCTTATAGAGTCCTTGTTCGACTCTTTAGGGGCGTTCAAAAAACCTGAGGACGTCCTTTACGCTATCTCTGAACGCGGCCCTCTTCGTTTCCTTCAAAAGTACGTACCCTACATTTTCGAGGTAGGGACTAAAGTGTTTGAATTGGACGAGCTAGACCACTTGATTATGCAGTCCACTCGTAACGCTCAAGGCTTGGCCTACGAGATTGATTGGGGCGACTACAAACCTACCAAAAAGAAGGCTGGTAGTAAAACTTCTTTAACACCAGTTTACGGCGCTAGAGCCAATGCCGCCCCACCGCCACAGCCACGGCCGAGGACCGTCGCTGCCCCTCATCTAGGCGTAGCTGCCGAACTCGCTGAATTTGACTGGGACTAAACTTTTAACACCACTTTGACATTATAAGGAGAACCACATGTCAACCAAAAAGAAACGCACAACAATTTTCGTGCACCCTTACAACGGAGCTTCGGAGGGTGCTAAAACCCTTACCGCAGCCTTAGGAGGGAAACGTATCCTCACTGGAGGACGCTCAGCGTTCAAATATTCTAAGGGCAAGACTGTCATCAACTGGGGGTCGTCGGAGTATCACGTAGGCAAGGACGTCCCTATGCTCAACCCGCCTGCTGCGGTAGCTAAAGCTTCTAACAAGCTGACATTCTTTCAGTCTTTGAAGGGCAGCAGCACACGCATCGTACCGTTCACAACAGACGTGGAAGAGGTGCAGGAATGGTTGAACGCGGGCTCTGTTGTGTGTGCCCGAACTAAATTAACTGGACATTCTGGCGAAGGTTTGGTGATTTTAGGTGATAAAGAGGTTGACATTGCCTCTGCGAAGCTGTATACTAAGTACGTGAAGAAAGCTCGTGAGTATCGAGTCCACGTAGTTGACGGTAAAGTCATCCGTGTTCAGAAGAAGATTCTTCGGCCCGAGCTGACTGAACGTATCCGAGACCCTAAGGATGAGTTCTCTAAGGATGACGTCAACTGGGAAGTCCGTAACCACGGCAACGGTTTCGTATACGTCACTGACGGAGTCGAAGAAGATTGTCCTAAAGACGTTCTATCACAGGCTCGTTCTGCTATATGCCGTACAGGTCTTGACTTCGGAGCTGTGGACGTAATCTGGAGCAACAAGAAGCAGCAAGCTTTTGTTCTTGAGATTAATTGTGCCCCTGGCCTCGAAGGAGGCACTACTACTGCCTATGTAGATGCTTTCCAAGCCCTCATTGCGAACGGCGTCCCTACTAAAAAAAAGACCTTAAAGGTTGAAAAACGTCCCTGGGATACGGTTAACATAGTCAACGTGGAGCTGTGGGGGGGCAGAGCATGCCTACGAGCTGTCATAGACCATGCCAGAGGGGTCAGAAACGACACCGACTGGTGTAATTGGTCAGAGACAGGGGAAGCTATGTTCCCTTACAGCGAGGACGACGCTACAAGATTAGAAGCCGACTTAGAAGAGGCTATGGGAAATCCGCCTTCTAAATGGGTTCAGATGTTGGCTCAAGATGTCTGCGAATACCAAGGCATCAACTACTAAGAATATGTGCGAGTATGCAAGTGGTTAAAGCACGCAGTCTGTAAAACTGCTCTCGTATTGGGGTACGCTGGTTCGAATCCAGCCTCGCACACCAATAACATACCTTGCACAGGGGTGGTACAATCTATCATCCCTGTGTCTTTTTCAACTATAATAATAAGGAGGACATGGATGCGTTGCCATATTTGCGACCGTAACATAGCCCACCCCTCAAAACACCCTATTTCAGGTGAGTACGAACCCTGCAATGTTTGCTTGGAAGCTGCTCTACCTAACGCCCACTTTCTCGATACTGAGATGGGCAACCTTTTAACCGATGAAGACTTGTCGACGCTCGAAGAATTCGAGGTATCTCCCGTTGACGATTAAAATCGGTAAAGGCCCCTGTGGGTCCTGCGGGAGCAGCGATGCCAAGATGACCTATGAAGATGGGCATACGCATTGTTTCTCCTGTGGGGCCCATACAGGTCCTATTAATACCACTGGCGATAAGCTCCGCCCAACCTATAATCAAGAAGAAGAAGAGAGCCCTATTACTCCAAACCCCTTACCACCCATCCCTAGTGCATCTGACTACGTAGCACTAAAGGACCGAGGCATATCCGCTGAGACTGCTAAAGTCTACGGCGTCACCAACAACTTAGGGGAAGGTATGACAAAACATATCTACCCTTACTTCGACTCGCATGGGACCTACGTTGCAGCGAAGTTACGAAGCCACACGAAGAAATTCAAGTGGGCAGGAAATACCAAGACTGCGGCCTTATTCGGTCAGTCTAATTTCCCGCCTAACTCTGCTAAGCAAATCACCATTACGGAGGGTGAGTGTGACGCTATGGCAGCCTATCAGATGCAGGGCAGTAAATACCCTGTAGTGTCTGTACACAGTGCCAGCTCTGCTGTTAAAAACTGTGCTGAGAACTTCAAGTATTTGGACTCCTTCGAGACCATCGTCATCTGTTTCGATGCTGATGAAGGTAAGTTCAACCCCATGACAGGTCAAACTGGGTATCCTGGGCAGGAAGCCGCTGATGCGGTAGCACGTCTTTTCGCCATTGGAAAAGTACGTGTGGTCACCTTAAATAAACATAAAGACGCCAATGATTATCTCTTAGAGGGAGATGGCGGTGCCTTTATGCAGGAGTGGTGGAATGCCCCAACCTTTACCCCTACTGGTCTCGTAGCTGCCAAGGACATGTGGGACAAAATCAAGGAACCTAAGAGACACGATTCAATCGCGTATCCGTGGTCTGTCCTACAAACTCTCACCTACGGTATCCGTCTATCGGAGATGGTAACCGTTACAGCGGAGACAGGTATTGGTAAGACTACTATCCTCAAAGAGGTTCAGCATCATATCCTCTCTACTGTGGAAGATGCAGGGGTGGGTATACTCCATCTCGAAGAGCCTAATGACGATACCGCCTTAGGTCTTATGTCCATTACTGCCAACAAACCTCTACATCTGCCAGATGTCCGAGAGGAGGTAGAGACAGAGGAGCTGCGGGAGTACTTCGACCAGACGTTGAACAACGACCGAGTAATCATGTTCGACCACTTTGGCTCTAACTCAATTGACATCATTATCTCTGCGATTCGCTATATGGTCAACATGGGATGTAAGTACATCTTCCTAGACCATCTCAGCATCCTTGTAAGTGACCAGAGTGGCGATGAACGTAAACAACTGGACGAGGCTGCCACAAAGCTTAAAACCCTATGTATGGAGCTTAACGTCGCCCTCATCTGTGTTATCCATCAGAACAGAAATGGACAAATCCGAGGCACCGCTGGTGTGGAGCAGCTCAGTAACATCGTTATTAAGATGAACCGCGACAAGAAAGCCAAGGACCCATTTGTGCGTAACGTCACTACCATTGAGGTGGAGAAGAACCGCTTCTGTGGGCGGACAGGGCCTGCTGGCTTCCTCTTCTACGAGAATGAGACAGGGCGGCTTAGAGAATTAGACGACCACGAGACTCAACGCTTTCAGGAGGGTGTCGCCCCTGAGGGTTTCGTGTTCGAGAACGACAAACCAAAAGAAGAAGGATGGGACGATGAGCCTTAATTTTCTTACGTACGAACAGGCAGTAGAGACTTCGTGTCTCGCCCATGTTGACTGAACTACTGCTCCTGCTACAAACTGAACACACGTGTCTCTCCAAGACTATTTTTGGGGAGGCCCGTTCGGAGCCAATAGTATCTCAACTGGACGTAGCACTGACAGTGTTGAATAGGGTCAACAGCCCGCTGTTCCCCGACACTATCTGTGGGGTAACAAACCAGCCCTACCAGTACACGTCCCGTAATGAGTTCGACACCAACTACTGGTTCACCGAGAGAGTGTTTGTCGGCTTCGAGACGACCCTTGGTGAGAGGAAAGCTAAGGAGAAGTCCCAAATCCTAGCCACCTTTGCTATGGAGAACTATAAGGAGCTTACCAATCCTATAATCTATCATTATCACGCGGCTGGTCACAACCCTGTATGGGCTAGTGAGCTGACCTATTCCCACACTAGCGGGACCCACCTATTTTATACAGGATATTAACATGCCCCCATTAAAGCAGTATTGGTATGAAATAAACCTCAACTCAGACGCTGACTCTTCGTCAGGGTGGTATGAATGTAGAGCTATATCTATCGTTCACGTAGTACGTGAGATTTCAGACCTGTACAGGGCGGCGTACGGGAAAGAGATACAGTCGATAACAGTTGAACGCGAACCTACTAAGGAAAAATGTACTTAAGAAACCACGAAGACTACACTTACCTCTGTATCGACTTGGAAACCGACGCACTCAAGGCCACGAAAATCTGGTGTGCGGTAGTACAAGATGTCTATACAGGACAAGTCTGGAAGTTCGAACCACATGAGATGGAGAAACTTGCAGAATTCATAACAAAAAATAAGAAACCCACAGTCAAGTGGGTCGGACATAATGCAATCAGCTTTGACTTCCCTGTTATATCTCGCCTGCTTGGTGTTGATATTCCCATTAATTCTATTCTTGACACCCTTAATCTTTCCTACCTTTATCATCCTCACATGCCTAAAGGCCACTCGCTCAAAGCGTGGGGAGAGAGGTTTGGAGATGACAAGATAGAGTTTGACGACTTCTCGGCCTACTCCGAGGAGATGATGACGTACTGCGTACAAGACGTCGCCTTAACTTGCAAGGTCTTTAAGGCCCTCACCAAACGAATGTTAGGACGAGGCTTCACAGAACTCTCTTGCGAGATTGAACATAAAATTCGAAAGATAATTGATGACCAACAAAACAATGGCGTCTGGTTCGACGAAAGAGCCGCGACGATATTGCTTGCAGACTTCGAGTCTCGTAAAGCCAAGTTGGAGGAACGCATTCACTCCGTGTTCCCTCCCGAACTTGTCATTCAAAATACATATAACTATCGAGTTCGACAGGACGGCACCCCCTACGCCAGCTACCAAAGACATGTTGAGCGCTATCCTTCGATTACCTTCAACAATGACCGAAGCATGTACCGAACATGGGATTATCGGCATTTCAATATTGGCTCTCCCAAGCAACGAGTCGAGCGACTACTACGTCTGGGATGGGAGCCGACAGAATTCACACCCGTTACTAAGAAAGGTGGGGGCGGCAATCCAAAGGTAACTGAGGACCAGCTAATAGCCTTCGCCGAGAAATCGGGAATTGAAGAAGTAGAATTAATCAAAGATTGGATGCTCTATGAAACCCGTATCTCAAGCCTGCGAGAATGGCTTAAACACCTCTCAGAGGATTCAAGAATACACGGACGTGTCTATACTTGCGGTGCTGGCACTCGCCGTATGCGCCACACTACTCCTAACACTGCAAATATATGTGGAATCCACAAACCTTATGGTGAAGAGATGCGTTCTCTTTGGGGGTGTAGTCCTGGCACTCTTCTTGTCGGTATTGATGCTAAAGGTTTAGAGGGCCGAGTATTAATCCACTACCTGGAGAGCGAGGAGGCTAAAGCCGTCTTCATGTCTGGTGACGTCCATCAGATGAATGCTGACGCCTGTTCCGCGGCCCTTGGTTTTGAGGTCTCCCGTAACACCGCAAAAACCCTCTACTACGCATTTCTATATGGAGCAAGCGATGGAAAACTTGGAAAGACTGTCGGGAAGAGCAGGAAAGCAGGGAAACTTATTCGTGCTGCCATTATGGCCAACGTTCCAGGACTTGCAGAACTCACAGCCTCAATCCAGAACGAGTTCCATGCCACCGCCGAAGGGTGGCTGGCTACTATTGATGGTGGCTTTGTGCGTTGTCCTAGTCCTCATGCGGCACTAAACTACAAGTGCCAGTCAGCTGGCGGTATCCTAATGAAGGCTGCCACTATCCTGGCCTACGGTATGGAGCTGGACGGAGTCTTTATGGACAACCCTTGGGACCTGTCAAAGGTTAAGAAAGTCTTAGACGTGCATGATGAAGTGCAGATGGAGTCCGAACCAGGCTACGCAGAGACCTGCGGACAAATCTACTGTGATGCGATAACACTGGCGGGTGAGCTGCTAGGGTTTAACATCAAACAAGAAGGAGACTATAGTGTCGGGCAAAACTGGAAAGAAACCCACTAAACTTGACGGCTGGTCCGTTATTGATAAATCCTCTCAATTCAAGGGACGGGGTCTGACAGCTTACAAACTGTCGGGCACCCTCTCTGAGGGTAGGAAGAAGACTAAGGTTGTGACCGAATATGTGTTTGACCGAGTAGACCCTCGTGATGAATTGATTGAAGGGTCTACAGTGCGGACCCGCAACTACTACTACCAACTAGGAGAAAGAAATGGTTGATTACATGAATTTACTGGTATCCAGGATAACTCAAACTATTTCAGTCTACCCTGAGTCTATGGGCCACATCGTATGGTCAAAAGGTGCACGGAAGTTCTCCTGGTATGTCCAAACTCAAGGCGGAGACATCTTAAGCTCAGGCCAAACGTCTTGCACACATCAAGGTGCTGTAGACGACATGCGCCAGTATTTCACCTTTATCGCTCCTAAGAAAGGAAGCGCCCCGTGGACAAAGTAGACTTGAAATCAAGACTACGTCTGAACCTACCTACACCTACTAAGGAGACTATATGACTAAGAAAACCTCAAAAGGTCGTCGACCATCGGCACCTATCCCTACCGAGTTCACGCAGCGTCCTGATGGTCGCTACAACTTCTGGCAATACCGATTCATTAAAGGCCACTCTGCAAGCAGGAATAACCCTGTGTGGTGTATTATGGGCGTCTTGAAGAAAATACCTGACTGGGCAACGTCATGAGAAAAGCAGCAGGAACAGTCTTGGCAGCACTACTCGGCCTATTCATCGTAGCCTCTGTAGGCACGGTAATGGCATTAATATTCAGCTTCCTAGACTGGATAGGGTATGATAATTCCATGAAAGTATTCGGAGCAGTTCTTATGCTCGTTCTTATATCGTCAGGCTACATGGCAGGAACCATGTTCCTCCCTGAAATCCAAGAAAAACTACTTAATAGACTCTTTGGAAGGAGTAAGATATGAGAACTGTTGTAGACCTAATCATCCGAACTGTCGTCGGGCTGTTAGTATTAGCTTTAACGCTTCTCTTTTTTGTCGTGTGTTTCTACGTAATCGCGTGGATTGGTGTTGAAATATTCATAGCGGTTGTGTTAGCAACGGTGGTAACGATAGTCTGTGCATCCTTGGGAGGTGAAATACTCCCTTCATTCCGAAAAAAACTACTTGACAAACTCTTCAAAGGGTGATATGATACCTCATAAGACTTGTGCGTGCTACTGGCACCAGTCCTCTATATTCCTACCACAGCAGCCAAAAACAAAAAGAAAAGAAAACGTTTATGATTATTGAAAGCACCATTTGGTGGGCTAAAGTTCTTAAAGCCGTCCCTAACTACAACAAAGACGGTGAAGAGTTCACGGTCGATGTCACAGTCACTCCTGCTATTCGTGAGCAGCTACGTGAGGCTGGCATTGAACATAAAATCCAACCTGCGGTTAACTCCAGAGGCCGCGCCCACGTATCGGAAGGTGAGTACATTAACATCACAATCCCCACGATGGGCGGGAAGACTGCTTTGCGTCCGCCCCAAGTCAAAGACCGTTTCGGCAACGACTGGCCAAAAGACGCCCTCATTGGTAACGGTTCTACAGCCGAAATCATGTTTGAAGTTCGTTCAGGCGTCCTCCGCAACGGTGACGCATGGGCTAAGCCTTCTCTTCGGGCAGTCAAAATCCTTGACCATGTCCCTGTAGAGCCTAAGGAAGACTTCACCTATGACGTCGCACCTGCTGACGTTACGCAGGAGGCTTGGGACTAATCGCCAAGAAAACCATAGACACCCTCATCCCCGATATATATGCGTTGTTCGAGGATGGGGTTGTTTGTGACAAGGAATTGCTGGCCAAGTATGGGGAAATGGTCGGCAAGAACCTTGCACAACAGCTTGAAGACGCTACAACTGAACGAGTTCCGAGGCTCAGGCTTAGTGCTATTGGGAAGCCCTCTCGTCAGCTATACTACGAGCTGAACTACGCCCCTAAGGAATCTCTTACAGGTGACACCCTCTTTAAGTTCCAGTACGGTCACATACTCGAAGAGATGGTCCTCTACCTAGCCAAAGAGGCTGGACATGAGGTACTATACGAGCAGAAGGAAGTGACCATCGGAGGTATTAAGGGACATATCGATGCTTACATTGATGGTGTCCTAGTCGACGTTAAATCCGCAAGCCCCTTCGGCTTCTTAAAGTTCAAGAACGGTACCATCCGTCAGAACGATGGGTTCAATTATATACCTCAGCTAGCAGCCTACAGCCAATCCGAAGGAAACCCTGACGGGGCCTTCCTCGCCATTAACAAGATTAACGGTGAGATGTGTTTGTGTAAGTTCCCTTCCGAGGAGTTAGCAGCAGTAGACATACAAGGTCACATCGCTCGACAGAAGCGTGTTCAAGATAACCCACATCGGGTCCCTGAACGATGTTTCGATACCGTACCTGAGGGTAAGTCTGGCAACATGCGTCTTGGAACTAACTGCGGATACTGTCCCTTTAAGCAACACTGCTGGAGAGACGCTAACGGAGGGAAAGGCCTACGTGCCTTCGCGTATTCTAATAAGGTGACTTTCTTAACGAAAGTTGCAAAGCAGCCTCGAGTGTTTGAGGTTGAAATGAAAAAACCAAAAGAAAGAGTAAAACCTAGTGTCTGATAACAATAATAATAACGAAGACAGTAATGTTACCCCAATCCGACGAGGCAAAACTAAAGACTATCTCGCAGAGATTCTTGAAGAAGCCAACCAAACCGTCCGACCACCTTCATGGTCTATTCTCATGGAAGAAGGCATCGAGTTCCTTTTAGAAGGGAATGTATCTATCATAGGCGGCGCTTACGCCCTGCTTGATACGGAAGGCAAGGTCATCTGGACGGCTCCTCTGGACGCTGTAAACCACATGGTCATGCTGGATAATTCCTTAGAGGATGACGAACCGCATGGCTAAGGCCGAGCGTAAAGTACCTGCTGCCAAGAGGCGGGGCAAGTATCGTTCCATATTTGAGTTCGACCTTGCCTCAGCTCTTAAGAAAAAGAAAGTAGAGTTTGATTACGAGAAGACCAAAGTACCTTATGTGCTTAGAAAGACATACACCATTGATATGGACGTCTACCCTAAATCTGGCGGAGTCTTCTACGTGGAAGCTAAGGGAGTCTTGACCCCTGCTGACAGAACAAAAATGAGGGCTGTGAAAGAACAGCATCCCCACCTTGACATAAGGTTTGTCTTTCAGAACGCTTACAATAAGTTGAACAAACGCAGTAAAACCACCTACGCTCAGTGGGCCGACAAGAACGGCTTCCAGTGGGCACACAAGAGGATACCAGTAGAATGGACCACTTAGACATCCTTCCTTCTTTCCGTAAAGTTCGTAGAGTAGGCTCACAAAACATAGTAGGAGTCACACCTAACGACTCAGACTTTTTAGTTTTGTGTAGCAGACGAGAAAGCACTTTAAAAAGACTGGAAAAGCTTGGGTATCTAGTAGAGTCAGGTCGGGAGTCGTCCTACGGAGCTGTCTTTTTGAAGGATTTTGTCTCTTTGAGAAAAAACAAGATTAATATTATCTTGACCTCTGATAAGAAGTTCTTTTTAAACTTTCTCATGGCTAATAAGGTGTGCGTAGACCTCCAACTAACTTCACGAGAGGACCGTGTCAAGGTACATAAAACTCTCTTATACACAAATCCAAAGGATTTATAGATTGAAAATACTAATATACGATATTGAAACAACCCCCATCCTTGGCTACACTTGGGGCACTTGGAATACTAACGTTATCCAGGTCAAACAAGACTGGCAGATGATTTGTTTCGCCTACAAGTGGTACGGCTCCAAAGCCCGACCAGCTTTTGTACGGCCTCCATTAGGCGACCCGTGGAACGATAAGGCGATGGTTAAAGAGTTGTGGACACTCTTCGACGAAGCTGATGTTCTGGTGGGTCACAATGTGGATAAGTTCGACACGAAGAAGGTTAACGCCTTGTTCCTCCGTCATGGGCTTAGACCGCCTTCCCCAACTAAGTCTGTGGACACTCTCAAGGTCTCTCGACGTAACTTCTCTAACAGCTCTAATAAGCTGGACTCACTGACCCAGATGTTGGACCTCGGAAAGAAGACGGAGAATGCTGGCTACATGAAGCTGTTCAACGGCTGTATGCTGGATGATGACCCTAAGATGTGGAGACTTATGGAACGCTACAACAAGCAAGACATCGTCCTCACTGAGCGTCTCTATCTAATGCTTCTACCGTGGATGAAGTCACATCCTGTGGACTTAGACAACCCTGATGGGTGTCGTGCCTGTGGCCATACAAAGCTACAGAAGCGAGGCTTCCAAGACACCAATACGTTCCGTTATCAGCGGTATCAGTGCCCTAAGTGTGGCAAGTGGCATCGTGGTAGGACTCGTATCCCTCTCGATAAAAAACCGGAGTACACGTAATGAGAACTAAAGGAACTTTGAAAGTAGGTAAGCTTACTATCACATACAGCTTCAACAAAGGGGACCCTGTGTACGATTTCACCACCCCTAAGTACGGGTGGAGTATGTCAACAGCAATGATTGACAGCGAGCCTCAGCTAGCTCGTAAGTATCTAAACACTCAGTTCGACAAGCTTGACTTCAATTTAGACACTAGAAAACGTCTCTTCCAGTCTTTAGGTCTTGCCGATGCCTAGTGAATTAGATGTAATCTTAGAACGACTCAAAGCTCACTTCACGGTGAGTGAGTTCGTCGACTTCTTAGACCTCGAGTGGTACCACCTGTTGGACCAAGAGACTGTCCTAGACCTTATCGCTGACAACCTACAAGCAATCAAAGAGGAGATTGGAATTGACTGATACAACTAAATCTGGAACTTCGGACAGAGGCAATTTCACCATCGTCCAGTCAGGGAGGAAATTTTATTTCTCTGACCCGCGTCCCGAAGAGATTGACATAACGGACATTGCCCACTCCCTGTCTAGACAGTTCCGCTTCACAGGTCACACCACAGTGCCTTGGAGCGTGGCTCAGCATAGTCTAGCTCTCTTGTATTACGCACAGGTAGAACTTAATCTGACCAACTGTCAACTGCACACTATCCTGCTACATGACGCCTCTGAGGCCTACCTATCAGATGTAGCACGACCTGCAAAACGTATGTTACAAGGCTACATGGAGTTGGAAGACCAAGTTCACGAAGCTATTTCTAATAAGTACGAGCTTGAGTTTCCACACCAAGCGTGGTTGAAGGAGATTGATTACCGAATCACAGCCGACGAAGTCCTTGAGTTCTGTGAGAACAAAGACATCTACGGTGACTGGGGTTTTGAAGTGGAGCCTTTAGGGTTGAGCCCGTACTTGAAGACTCTGTCCGCTATGACTATGGAGGAGATTAAAGAACGGTTCTTACAGGAGCATGAAAATATGGAAAGGCTTCGTAATGTCTAAGCTAGGTATTATCGAGTTAATTGGCACCATCCTCGCCTTAATTGGTGCCACCTTACTAGCCTTTAATATAGGCGTCTCTAAGTATGCTTACCTGTTCTTTATCAGTGCAGCCCCGTTCCTTTGTATGGTTTGCTATAAGAACAAGCTATGGGGTTTCCTTGGACTGCAGGCAGCATACTTCACCATCAACGTTATTGGCCTAATCAACTGGCTGTTATAGGAGTACAGATGAGCGACAACACCGCTGTAAAGTTTGACGGAGACAAGATTCGAATGGAGCTTCTCCCTACACATGCCTTAGAAGAGATTGGCAAAGTCATGACCTTCGGAGCTAAGAAGTACGACGATGAGAACTGGCGAGGAGGTATGAGCTGGAAAAGGTTGGTAGGTGCTGCACTACGACATCTATTCGCTTGGTCGTCAGGTGAGAACACGGACCCCGAGAGCGGCCTCTCACATCTATCACATGCCGCCTGTTGCCTGGCCTTCCTCATCACGTATGAGAAGACCTCTACGGGTACAGATGACCGATACGTCTACTAGGTCAGTTCATTAAGCATAAAAAAGCCCCCTTGGAGAAATCCTTGGGGGCTTTTTTTATGTTTAAATTTCTAAAGTCTAGCTTAAAGTCACGCCTGTGATGGCTTCACCTATCTGACGCCTAAGCCTGACCCCTACACGGGCATCCGAAACGGTGCCCGACTTCTGCGAAGTGAAGAAACCTAAAGGGGCTGCCTCAGCAGGAAAAGGAAGACTGTGAGGGGTGGCAAACTCTTCATACTTGTGAGTATGGTTAACCTGCCCTCCGCCGTCTGTGGGGCTGCTTACGGTTATGCTACATACATCCTGAGAGGAGGTGTTCGATGCCGACTGAAACTGACGACAGACCACAGTGGCGTTAGAGCCTGTTGTGAAACTGTCCGCTTGGAAGTACATGGCAAATACCTCCCACCCTGACTTACCGTCATGAGGGATACCGACATAACCTGTAGAACCGTTACCGTAAGACCACTCGAAACCACTGGCGTTCAACGTAGCGTTCTCTTCCGCCCAAATCTCTCGATACTCGTAGATGGGTGTAGTAGTTACTGACAACGACAACCCTTCTCTTGCTTCAACCCTATCGTTAAGATTGACAAGCTTAGTGGCGAGTAGAGTGTGAGCGTCCAAGGACTTCTCGGTAATAGTCATAGCTAGCCCTTTTCAATTAGAAGTTTAGGATGGCGTTGATGTCGCCTACAGGGTCGTAAGTACTCTCGTCGCCGATAGCAGCAGTGTTAGCTGAGATGGCTGTAGAATTAGTGTTTACGTCGTCCGTAGAAGCGGCGTCGATGTTCGACCGAGCCTGTGTCTTTTGAGCTTCTGTGAGAGTCTGCGGTGCGTTTGCAGAGACGAGACCCATATCAGCAGCTTGCAGGGCAGCGATAGCATCAGCAAGGTCTGATAGGTCTTCGCCTTCGAGAGCAGCAGCGATTTGACCAGCAATCTCTGTGGCCGTCTTATCGCTTGACCAAACGCTAGTAGTGCTTGTGCCTGTGTCGTCGATAGAGACGTTACCAGCAGCAGCGCTGTCAGCTACGGCTTTAACTTCGTTGATGGCCTCAACAAGAGTGGCCTTCGCAGCCGTCGACAGCGTAGCTAAATCACCGTGCTCGTCGTGTAGTTCCACCAGCTTCGTAGCTAAAAGCTCAAATGCTAATGTATTTTTGGCAGTTAATGACATGTTGGAATTCCTTTAAAATGTCAAAATTGAAAGAACTATAGCGTGGTTGTCGTTATCGTCACCGTTGTCACCTAGTTCTGTGTTAGCGTACACCACGTCAAAACTCGCGTCCAAGATGTGAAACACCACGGAGTAGTTGTCTTGAGATGGGTCGATAGAGACCTGACCCCCAACCTGTGAGATGAACTCAGAGGATTGGAGGAGGTCGATAAGGTCACTTTCATCGAAAGCGCCTTGGCTGTAAGACGCAGGGCCACGGAATCTAGCTCCGTTGAACGTGCGTCTCTTAAAGAGAGCTGGCATTAGAACGCCCCGCCAGCAGCCCTTAAGTTGTTGCCGTTCTCGATATTCTGAACGACGCGTTTGATGGACCTGTCTCCGAACCACCATGTTACAGACATCTCTGTGAGTCCGTAGATGGTTGCTAGAGCGGCATTGTCCTTGATTAAGTCATAGAGGTTTTTGTCTACGTCGATGCCGAGGGCTTTAGCGTCTGTGACAGTGCCTAGTCCTTGAACAGAAGCATAGATGGTGATGCCGATTAAAGCGGAGGTCAAAACAGGCCTGAACAACGAGATAGCATCCTTGACCCATGTAGACGCTTCTACAGTGGTTTTGGTCTGCTGGTCTGTGGTTTGCTTGAGACCCTCCCAAGAGCCTTTAATTTCCGTTAGGAAAGCTTCTTGTTCCGTCTCTGCAACCTTAGCTTGGCTTTGCAGCTTAAGCATCTCCCCTTCATGTGCCCAAAGCCGGGCCTCATGGGTTCTAGCCTTATCACGGTCAGCGAGTTCTAATGCCAGTGTCTTGCGGTCTTCCTTACGGTTGAGCCAGCCAAACACGTTGGTACTTACTGAGCCGAATAGGCCAATGATTGCACCTATAGCCATTGTGGGTTCCTTTTCTCTATCCTAGGCCAGCTCCTAAGCCTTCCTAGGTCTACATGCAAGAAAGTGTTGTAAAATCCATAGCCTCGGAAGCCTGCCTCTATGGCGGCCTTTAAAACCTTTTTAGGGTCCTTTCCTCGTATGGAGATGTCTACCGCCAACTTCTTATGTTGGGACAGCGGTGCGCCACCTACTCTTGCATTATGTAGACGACATCTGTGAGCGCTGTTAAGTCTGACAGGCTCTCCTAAGAGTGTCCTGACATGTTGCAGACGGTCAAGGAACTCAGGCCAGTGGTAGTACTCTCCACAGTGGGAGCAACTAAGCTCCTCTGCTTTGAAGTTAGGCCATCGCTCCTTGTCCCAGTCTTTAAAGTCTGAGAAGTGACGATAAATCATCTGAGTAGACCTACAGGCCCCACTCTTTCTCTTTTTGCATCTGCTCGTCACGAGTCAGAACACGGACGGCATCGCCATACTGTTTTGCCATATGTTTAGGCAAGAGTACGTAGTCAGGCTCAGCGCCAGGGTGGTCAGAGTTGTTGCTATATGTTCGCCCTTCGAACTGTAGCTTGAATGTTTTTACTTCGCAAAGAACTGTGTACATTATTTATCCTCTTCAAGGTCTTCGATTTCTAATCTAGTCTTCTTTATAACAAAGAATAGGTGGATAACACCTAATATGGTAAGCATGAGACCCGCAGCTTTAATTGTCAAGTCCATACCTTGGTCTACAGAGATTTGTAGGGTGCCGAAAAGTATGTAAATGAAACTAAGAGTAGCTGCGGGTATTTGGTCTAAAGTCATTGGGTTTCAAGAAGTTTCTGTATTAAGTGTTAGTCGGTTGTAATATGTAAATGATTAGGAGTAGTATGATTGTGTGTATCTATATATTAAGCCTTTTGCCCGTACACGGACCAATTAAAAGAAGCTGCTGTATTACCTGACCTAAACAATTCTAGAGTTGTCCCAGTGCTAGCGTTTATTCGAGGTTGAATATGCCTCTCAACACTTTCTTTAGTGGTAATGTGAACTTCACACTCCGATATATTCAACACTTCCACTGGAAGACTTACACTGTCCACGTTCGCAGCGGCACCCCACATACGTACAAATCCGTCTCCATCATCTTTTATATGGACGTCACCTATTTTTTCATAGGTATTGTTGGGTTGTACCACCACACTGGTCGAAGGCTTCTGCTCAATCTCAACAAAAGCGCGGGTTATGTCAACTCCCGACGTCCCTCCCGTGGTTACCCGTAGAGACACTTCCACTGGTCCTTCTGATGCGTCTACGATAGCCGTGGAACTGGGGTTGTAATATTCGGGCTGGCTGTGCCCGCCTGACGCAAACACCCTGAACTGTGCCTCTTGGTTTTGACTGACAACTGCTCCATCTGAGAACCATTCAACTTCCCATGCCCCTACAGGGGAGCCATCAAAGTCAAAACCGATAATCGCTTTCAAACTGTAAGGAATATCGCTCTGCGGTAGTGTGAACACATCTCCTGTAGGGTTAAGAGTAATTCCTCCGCTTAAGGACGTAAAAGTGTCCATGACAAGGTCCGTACCCGAAGACGGGGACTCTATTTGTGTCGTCATATTTGCAACAGAGCTATTTAATAGGTCTGATGGAGAATTCGAGCCTGTCGACGTAGGGTCAACGTAATCATCCATGATGAAGTACCACTGCATAGCGTAGTTAGCTGGACGGGTTTCACCTGCACTTGTGTCTATACTTCTTACTGTGTTGCCGCCGCCTCCATTGACCTGTGTGCTGACTGGGTTATTTGGGCTCCTTGCTTGGGCATGGTTTTGGAAGGTTTCAAACCCCGAAGCCCTACCTCCAAGGTTACGTGAGAAAGCTCCTTCTAACGTGGAAGGAAACACTAGGTCAGGACCGTTTACCAGTGACGGCCAAAGCTCGGCAAACCTAGGGTTATCTGCTGCACCATTTACAATCGTGCGTTCATATATTTCTTTAACCCCTTTAATCTCATTCTCAAGATTAGGAGGCCCTTCCAGTTTAAAACCAATAAGAGGGGAAGAACCTTCTGCACGTCTTCTAAACTCTATCCGAGTAATCTCGTAACCGAATACTCCAGACTGACTTTCAGCTTTGAAGTTGATGCTGCCAGAAGCAAGCTCTGCCTGTGTAGTTATATCTACAGCTAAGAACTGGTTATCGAAATGACTGATAAGCATTCCCTGAGCTATTCCTAACTCTATATCTTTAATCCTTACACGTCTGACAGGGCAAGGCCATAAGTCAGCCCCGCTAGCGTCGACATTCCTTGTAAAGCTTATGAGAATATGGTCAACATCTTCTATGAGATTTAACCCAGTTTCAAGGGTCTTAGTCTCATTGTCTGACATAATAAGACCATCGTCCCAAGCAGGTGCCGCGTCAACGGTCACCCCTTCATGGATGGAAGTATAGACCCCTCTGAATACAGAAGGGTTGGAGTTTGTAATAGTAGTCATTTATTTTCCTATTGGATGAGGGTTCCAGACGGGTCGATAACACGAGCGCCTGTGTCTACTGTGATGGTTGGATTGCCGTTTGCGTTAGTGATATCAGCGTTGCTCAGTGTGTCAGCTTGCAAGTCTCCCGTGAAGGTGGCTCCACGTGCAATCATCTTACCGATAGAACGTAGTTTAATTTCCCCTACAGTTCCTCCTGAGATGTTTACAGTACCGCCTCCAGAGGCTACGACGTCACCTTGATTGTTATTACCTATAAGGTTGTTGCCTGTGGACTCAGCATTGTCCCCTGTGAAGCGTCCACCACGGTCACATAGGATACCAGAGAACTGGTTGTCAGTGATTACGACCCCGTTAGCGAGAACATCAGCCATACTAATGTCAACACCGTGAGTACCGTTGAGAAGGATTTCACTGTCAGAGATTTGCAGGGAAGCGCTTCCGAGAGTTGCAGCGCCTTGAGCAAGACCGCCGACTAGAGTAGCGTCACTGGCCACACAGCCAGCACCACCTTCGGTTTCCAGTAAGCTAGCCCCTCCGCCAGTACATACCATACCCTTAACGTTACCTTCCCCTCCGTTGCCAATTTGGAAGCTGCGCCAGCCACAATTACTGATAACTAAATCAATACCACGACACTTGCCGCCTTTACCTTGGACCCCGTTGTTAGGCCACCCGATGATTGCGACAGCCTCAAGCTGTACCCAACAGTCGTTGACTTGAGTTGTCTCTGTGTTACCTGTGACGTGTGTGTTAGCTTGTTGTCCGACAAGGATACCGTCGTTAGGCCCGTCAGAGGGGCTGTCTACGCGTGGGTCATAGTATCCTCGGACTACCATGTTCCTAAACATGCCTGTAGAGTTTGAGAACGCGATGCCACGGCCTTCTGTCCACGTTAGGACAGTCGTCAGCAGACGATAGCGGCCCGTGATAGATGTCTGGACGGGCAGGACTGCATCCTTATAAGGGACACGTACCGTTACCTTGTCAGGGGTAGCAGGGTTGTATGCTAGGATTTCACAAACGCCTTGGTAACACTGATGAAGATGTGGACCAGTTGTGACAGTGATGGTAAGGTAAGCCCCTACTGCCATTTGCCCGGGAGGGTCCTGGATAGTAAGCTCAACCTCATGGTCGAAAGGTCCGACAGAGTTGATGATTTGTGTTGCGGTGATGTCTCGTTTTGAGAAGCTACGTCCACCGATTATACAGTTCAAGAGATACGGATGGTCGAGGTCCATGAAGTTAGCTCCACGGTTGAAGTCCTGACCTTCTAGTACTATCTCTGAGCCTGGGGTTAGGAACCACACGCGGTTGATGTTGTCGAGGAATGCTTCACTCTCCACAGCGTTAAGAGCGTCTGAGAAGATTCCCTCTACGGCGACAGGAACTGTGCTAGGGGAGTCCTCTAAGGCCTGTCTCAACTGAGACCCTGTTAGGTTTCCACGAGCATTCAAGTAGTAAATATCGTTGAAGACGTATCGGAGGTTAACTGACCCTGCTGTATTGATAGTACGGTTGGCTGCTGTGTCTTCTACGTATAGATAGTTACCTGCACGCCAGAAGTTTCCAACACCCTTACGGGTCGAAGTGGACGCCATCAAGTCTGCTACAGTCTCATAGGTCTCTACAATAGGGAGAGGGTAGACGCCTGATACAGCCGTGTTAGGCCAGTTGGCAGGGATGACCCAATCAGCTCCAGTGTCGTTACGGTATGTGATTCCATCACGGAAGAAGTAAGCCCCATCCGCAACAGTATCTCCCGCCTCAGGCAGGGAAGCTGCTTCGACAGGTTTAACCAGTTCAGGACGTACAGCGTCAGCTACGCTGGCAGTAGCGGCGGAAGAGGCAGCTATTTCTGTTGCAATCTCCTCAGCAGTACGTGGAGTGTCTGCTGAGCCGAGTGTCAAGGTTCCCTGCGAGTAGAGACGAACGTCATTGCCCTCGGACACTAGGATATAGACACCAGCATCTCCAGGGAAAGATGGGAGGATATTTCCTTCGGGGTCTAAGATGTCCCCGTTGATGTTATTAAGAGTCACTGAACCTGCGGATACAGTGTCGAGAACACGGAACCAAGCCCACGTACCTGCATCAAGGTCGAAACGAGCGGTCTCACCGTTGTCGATAGACACGTAAGAGTTTGCAGGGTAGTTAGTGGTGCCGTCTGTATTAACCCACTCTACAGAGGAGCCGAGAGACATGGCAACCCAGTTACCCGCTTCTACTTTAAAAATGGTGTCGCTTGAAGTGTCCACACCTAGCTTAGCGCCAGCAGGGGCAGCACCCACAAGAGGGGTAGCAGAGACAACGATTTCTCTATCTTCGCCAGGCTCCAGTGTAGTACCTAAAGACCACGTACCGTTGTACTCCCACACCTCGACCTTGCCGTCATCAAGTACGACCAAAGCTGTTGAAGGGTTGGGCGGAGTAGGGTACTCAACAGAGGTAGGAGCTACATTAGTTACAGTGTTGTCTCGTGAGATAGTCCTGTCAGAGGTTGTCTGAACAATTTGTTCGGCCACTTGAGCTTGGGTCTGGCCACTGGTAGAAGTGCCTTGACCGAAACCCCATAGGCGGGGATGGGAGTCAGTATATACAAACATGAGTGTTCCTGTTAGGGGTTGTTTACGATGGCGTAGGTGTTGGTGGATAAGGCGTAATAGAGGTTGACCTTATCGTCCTCGGTTACGAAGTAGATTCGGTCCTTGACAAGTCGGTCTTGAGCCCAAAGGCGGGCAAAGACTTCCCCTGTGATGGGTGTGTGTAGTCTAGTACAGTCAGACATTATTCATTCTCCTCCTTCTTAGGCTCTTCTTCCTCTTCCACAGGCGGTAGTATCTTAGGTTGAGGTTGGACTGAGATGTCCTGTAATGCAGCAGGGTCGTTAACGAATTGACCAAGCTTGCTAAAGTCCCCTGTGGCAAACGCTTTACGGTATTCAAACTCAGGGAGGTTGGCTGCAATAGACTTGTCGTGGTCACGTGTACGCACTAAGAAGTCTAGTGCAGTGTTAAGGGTTTCTGCTCTTTCCACTCCTTCGGTTTCAGGCGGGGTGTCCGCTATATTGTCAGGTAAATCTGGTAGGAAAGGGGCCCCTGTACGTCTGAGAGTATCTAATCTCTTTTGAGCCCGCTCTACGCTAAACACTGCTTCGAACCTGCCTGTGGAGGAGCTAAACCTGACCCACGTACTGTCTTCGAGCCTGTTTCTAGAATTAGTGTCAATAGACCGTAAAGTCTTATCTGCCATCTTACGGGTTGTAGTCATAGCCAAACCAGCTTCAACTTTAGTCTCAGGGTTGTTCATAGACACCTCTAAGGCTTGTGCAACCTCAGGGGCGAACAGTAAACCTGAACCTGCCTTCATGTCTTTAAACGTGTCTTGTGTCTCGGACACTAGCTTATTGTACATAGGAAGCATAGCTGTGTGGGCCTGAATGAACTCAGGGGCTGTAACCTCTACGGGCAGGGCTGCATTACCTGACAAAAGAGACCTGACGGATTGGCCGTGGGCGTAAGCGTTAAACTTAATCTTACCTTTAGACTCTTTCACAGTAAGTGCAGGGGAGTCTACAGGGATGGAGGGGTCGGTAACAGTCTTATAGTATGAAGAAGCCTCTGTGACGATACCTGAGACTAGGTCACCAAGACCTTTAGTTAACTCTGCGTCTCCCGCCAACGTGATGCCGATACCTTGCATTACAGGCTCACTGACACTCCGAGGCAGCACTTCCATCTCCAGTAAAGCAGGGTTTGCTTCAAACATCCCAATCTTAGCGTTGGTCATTAAATTCTTAAGGCGAGTAGCTTCACGTTTACCGTGGGACAAGTCACCTGTGGACATCTTAGATATGAAATCAACCTGACGGTCAATCTGTTTATCAATCTGAGACATGATGTCTTTATCGTAGCCTGCGAGTTCGTGGAGGTTGAACCTCTCCTGCTCTAGGTTAGCCAACACTTGTGGGGCTTGCGCCTGTAGCTGAGAGAACTCCTCAGGTGTGTTGACCTGTGTGATACGATTGATGAACCCGTTGGTTACAGCTCCGCTAAGCTGGCGTGTAGCAGACAAAGCACTTCTACCTAGCTCACGGTCAATGGACTTCAACTCAGCTTCTCTTTCGTCGAGCTTTAAACGTCGGTTGTCATTGATAAGCTGTTGCTGCTCTTTCAACTGTTTTACATGAGCTTCCGTGGCGCTCACTGTCTGTCCGATAGAAACTGCTTGGTGTTCAGGTGTGCTGTCGTCAGCTAGTCCACGGTCATAGGCTAACTTAATAGCACTTGTACGGGCAGCCTCTCGGGCCTCACGCTCATTCTCATGGGCACTCTTCTGGTCCAAGAGGTCACCGATGACTAAGTGGCTGAGGCCAGCCTTCTTGAAGCCCTCGTTAAGCTCAGCAGACATGTCAGGGAACTCAGTAAGAAGGCTTGTGACAGACTTCTCAGTTTCCAGACGAAGAGAGGTTGACGGTAACGCACCCTGCTTGATAGCAGACTGAGTCTTGGACAACCCTCTCAGAGAGGTAGCTAGACTATCTTGGAAGTTGTCCGACCTGTCCTTGCTGATTCTATCGTCTTGACGTTGAGCGAACTCAACCTCTTGACGTTCAGCACTACGGATGGCGCGTTGCTCACCACGCTGAGCCCGCTCTTCACGGACTTGAGCGGAGGCGGCGGCCTTATCAGCTTTCTTCTTATCACTGATTGCACCTGCAACTCCCACAGCAGCGTCAAAGATACTGGTAGCACCGTTGATAGCCTCTAAGGTGGGGTCAATAAGCGGTCCTGTGTCTGTTACCCGTTTATTAGGGCCAGTAGGAGTGTTTAGAGTAGGGTTAAACAAGTTCTATTCCTTCTTATTCATCTGTTCTTCGATGGTCTTTTGAAGCTGCTTCTGCTGCCGCTCTTTCTCAAAGCGACGCTGCACAGTATTAGCTAACGAGTCTACATCGCTGAAACGATTAACACGTTGGACAATCTTATTCCAGAGGATAGGGTCATCTACGATTTGCTGGTAAGTCGAGATGATTTCCATGTTCTCGTCGGTCTTATCAGGGTTGTTAAAAGCTTCGGTACGTAAGTTCGAAATAAGCTTAGCCGTATCTTCTACAATCTTACGGTCATCACTCATGTACTTCATCATGGTAGCTGTGTCGTTCATGGTGTTGTTGCCAATACCGAACATCATTGCTATAGCCTCAGGTTTAGTAACCTCAGAGTCAACCAGTAAGCCTTTACGGCTGTAGAGTTGACCATACTTAAACGCCACCCAACCTTTGTGAGCATTGTTATAGCTTGAGATGTTTTGAGCTAGGTTATGAAGAGTACGCTTCCCTAGAGGGTTTCCGAAATCACCGTTTATAGCGGCAGAGTGTTTACCAAGGATTGAAAGAGAGTTGTAAGCCTCGGCAACTGAAACAGAGTTAAAAGTATCGGTAATTGACTGACCACTAACCCCACCTAAGATGTTAAGCATGGACTTGTCACCGTAAGGGGACTCGTTCAACATGTCGGCCCAAAGGTTAGCAGCAAAAGCTCCTGTACCAATACGGTCTCCGGCGTTGATGTCTGTCTCTCCGCCTATAGCCATGTTTAGGGCGGTATCAACCAATCCTCGGTCTAAAGCATAAGCAACAGTACCTTTCTCGAAAGACTGTCCACGTTGGTTCTTGACAATCTCACCGGCAATATGTGTCCCGATGAAACCAGCAGAGCCGTACATAAGAACCTGAGAGCCTAGCAGGCGTCTCTTCTGCTGAGCTGTCAGCTTAGTGCCAACGAACTGCATCTCCGTCAGACGGATAGGGTACGACCAGAACTGTGTGGGGATTGAGGCAAGACCTTTCTGGAAGCCAGCAGCAGAGTCAGACATCATCTGAAACGCATAAGTCTCAGTCTTGTCCATCACCTGCTTCATTGCAGCGCCGTCGAAACGGCTTATAGGTTTACCAATCTGGTCGCGCACTTCTCTCCACGCAATTGTGAAGGCCACTGAGCGGTTGAACCTTTCAGGAGCGAAGAAGAATGTTCCAGATACTTGTTTGGCTTTCTCCCAAGCAGTACCGTAGCGGCCTTTACCTGTTAAAGCTCCTGTAGTCGTGTTAGCTAGCTGATGCGAGGTACCAATAGTATCCAGACCAGATTGCTTGA